TTACGCCAGTTTCAAGCCAGCCTGATTTTCTCCTTGTGTCGTATTTGTGTCATGGTTGCCAAAAATGGCATCAATTTTCCGTGCGTGTTCGCTTAAGTGGTTCGGTGCCAGGTGAGCGTATCGACGGACCATTTCGATGGACTCCCAGCCGCCCATTTCTTGCAGAACGGACAACGGCACGCCGGACAGAATTAACCAGCTCGCCCAGGTATGCCGGAGGTCATGAAAACGGAAGTCTTCTATACCCGCTCTTTCCAATCCAATGCGCCAGGCGACATTGTCATCCACTCGCATTTTGCGGACAGCCGGAGTGACGGTTTTATCCGGGCGCGTTGATGGCTTCGTGTGAACGAATACCCACCTGGAACTTTTCCCGATCTGATCCCTTAACACCCTGCATGCGGTATCATTCAGAGCCACGCCGATAGCCTTGCCCGCCTTCGCGTTCTCCGGATTTACCCATGCAACCTTTCTCTGCATATCGACCTGCTGCCACTCCAGATCAATAATGTTGGAGCGGCGCAGGCCGGTTGCCAGTGCAAATATCACCACCGGCTTTATCGACTCCGGCATGCAGGCAATTAACCTTTCTGCCTCGTCCCTGGTCAGCCATCGGATGCGTTTGCTGATCGGCTTTTTGGTTTTTATAACCGGGGCCGTTTTAATCCAGCCCCAGTCATTTGCCGCAGCCTTGAACAGAGATCGCATGAACGAAAGGTGCTGGCTCTTTGTCGCCTGGCTTACCGGTTTCTCAACATACGGAGGCGGCTCTTTCCCCCGGCGTATAGCCGCGTCCCGGCGCGACTCCCACACCTGAATATGCTTGCGGTTGACCATCTTCGAAACAGCTTCATGAACCTGATCAGCCGTGATGGTTGAAATATCCCGGCCGGAGAAATGCCGCAGGAAATATTCGATTTTGGTCTTATCGTCATCAAGTGACCGCTTATGCTCCTTCTCGCGGATCCACCTGATGCAACATTCCTCAAACGTCCTCGTCGGCAGTTCCCCGATTTTATCAACCCGCCACGCTTCAGCCTTCAGTTTGTCGTGCAGCTCCTGCGCTTGTTTCTTGTCCCCCGTTCCAAGAGATTGTCTAATTCTTTTTCCTGACGGCGTAACGAAATGACAGTGCCAGACGCCGCCTCTGAGGGTGATTGACATAAAATTTCTCCTTTATGTTCACCCGCGCTCGCGGAAACAGGATCGCGCGGGTCATGTAAATACGCAATACAGGCGACGTCGGTCGTGCGGTATTTGTTCCCGATCTTCTTCCCGGCCAGCTGCCCCGAGTCGATAAGACGGTAGACAGTTCTCGGTGAGGTGATTAGTAGTTCTGCCGCCTGTCTGGCTGTCAGTGTTTTTGCCTCAACCATGTATTTCCTCCAGGCAAAAAGAACCCGGCGAGTGGCCGGGCAAAAGGGATCACGAGGCAGTGCTTTCGCACCCAATAGCCAGCTCATAACTGGCTATCAGCTGCGTCATTAAGTGAAATAGAAAAAGGCATCTGATTTAGTCCGCATAGCTACCCATGCGCTAACCATCTTTCCGGTCTTTGTTGCATGATGTACGTTAGCGACAAAATGCATCTGTTGCGTATTACTTCGCCAGTGGGGCATCCCAAGTAGCCGACGTGCGGCCGCGTTACTCTTCATAATTTCTCCTCACACTGCACGTTTGGCGTGCGATATTGATCCATTAAAAAACCTCGCCGTGGCGAGGTTTATCGATTGTTAAAATTTAGATATTGGTATGGGCTTTAACTCTGTTATTGCCTTTTCAATCTCTTGTTCTGATGGCTTCTGATCATATGCAATTTGGTATATGTATTTTTCTTTCGTATCTGGATCGACCCAAACATATTCATGGACAGGGTATCCTTGTTTCTTACCTGTGCTGATATTTGCATAGTAAAACACAGGTGACTCCACTTTCATTTTCAAATCGATTACTGGGCCATCATTCCTAAAAACTAAGCAACCTGGCATAAAAAGTCCTCGTTATGCGGGAAATATTATTCACTTATGACCCTACACTTTGTCGGTCAAAATGCGCAAGTTGATTAACTCATAGTTTACTGGTCAGGCTGGATTATCCTGAACATTGGGCACCACCTTAAATTCAATTACCCAAACCCATGGGTTGGCCTTCCAACTTTCCTCGCCGTAGATTGATTCCCACAGGTACTTAAATGCGCCTGTTGCCGTTGGTCTTCCGGTCATATTGTGGTCTGCAATGCAGTCGTAACAGTCCTGTGAGTCAGCAAGTGCATCCATGTCGATTCCTTCCGCTTCTGCATCCGCTTCACTGATGCCATTCAAGCGCTCCACCCGCACGCCGGTAACTTCCAGCAGAATGCGACAGGCTGCGTGAGGCATGTGGATAGATGGTTTCCAGCACGAACGGCCATCTTCATAGCCATCGTCATCACCCCAAGTAAAATCCCCATCTGCTGCGTAGATAGCGTGACCAGTGTAGTAACCACTACCAAACGGCATTTCGTGAATGGCTGTGGCAGGACGGTCAGGGTTCCATGGCTGAATGCGACCGTCCTCATCCAGTTCATGACTCACTACTCCCCACGTTTCCCGTACCCAGATGCGATCGCCAACCAGACCGAATGGACAATTACTGGCAAGGCTGTGTCCTGGAATTGCAGGAACAGATTTCATGCTCCGGACCCATCCAGCACCGTATACCTCATAAAAACTACCATTGAGGACAGGCTGTACCTTCATGATCCTGCGTGTCTGCGTCTTCCTGCCGTCGAGAATGGCGCACACCATCTCGCCGTTAAAAATCATTCCGCGCTCTTTCACTGGTGCCCCCTCTGCTTATTCTTCAGCTCAATGACGGATTGGCAATCCGCGCATGTCTGGCATCCGGGAACGGCAGCGCGCCGCGGCTCGGGAATTGGTTCGTCGCACTCTTCACAACGCCCAGCTGATACGGCATTACGGTCGATGCGGTGAGCGGAAAGGGCAGCGTTACGCTGAAGCTCTTCAATCTCAGCTGCGGTATCGATGATGTCGGCCATAATCACTGCTCCCATGTCTTAAGATTCTCCCCGCAGAAGGGGCAGAAGTTCATAGCGATACCACGTCCGACATACTCGCCGGAGTGTAGTTGTGCAATATCGATTGCCGGCTTGCCAGTGCTGAAATTCACTCGTTCAGGGATAAACGCGCCTTTCGAACGATATGATGGGTTTCCATATTCGAGGGACTTAGCCAGCATGTCGCAGCGATTAATTAGATTTCCATTCAACGTACACTTATCGCTCATGGTCAATGCTCCCGGAACTGTCGGTTAATACGGTTGAAGGTGAACGCCAGCAATAAAAAAGGAGCCTTAAGCTCCTGGGTTATTAGTGCCTTCATGCTGCACCGCCTTCATTCTTCTCAGCTTCCACTGCCATCTGCTCAAGCCGTCGCGATAGCTCGGCGGCCAGCGTCTGGAATTCTTCATCGGTCGCCACCGGGATCGGCACAAAGCGAATCCCGATGTGCGCCAGGTGGTTGGCAATTTCGAGGCTTTTCCTCAAATCAACGGGTGCGGCTCTGTTCATGCTGGTAACCCTTTCACTGCGAGGAAGGTAGCCATCGACTTATCGACCATCTTCGTGTTGTGGTATTTGGAGATCGCCCAGGTGATGGCAAAGAGTATCCAGCGGAAGTGGCTGGTGTAGGTTTTGAACGTCAACCCGTCGCAGACATCCCACGCACTCCAACTTTCGGGCCAGTCAGCGTTATAAACTGCCTGATATGCTTCCCAGTCATTGCTAAATCCACCACGGCATAATTCACGGACTACCTCACGAACCTTGGCTTTATCACTGTCTCGAGTATCGTCTTCATCATCCCAGTCTTCGTCTTCCTGCTGGTCTTCTGGAGCATCTTCCAGATACTCGCTCATTGATTCCTTCAGGCTCCGGCAAAAAGCATCATGATCGTACTCTTTCGCCAATAGATCACATGCTGAATAGCCAGCGCCAGCCTCCAGCTTTTCTGACCAGTAACCGGTGTTAATCCCGTCTTGCCACGGACCGAAAAATTCGAACATGTCCGCGATACGGGAGAATGTCCAGGTGCCCATGTCGCCGGTGACAGTCAGATATCCCGGCCAGGTGATAATGTCGAAGTAATAACAGGACGTGCCGGGCTGCTTCATGCGCAGGTGGCGGTAGAGACCGTCATCACGGATTATTTCAAGTCGGTGAAAGGCGGTATCAAGCAGAAATCGGGTTGATGTATCTATCTGTCGGCGAATCATTGTTCGGCTCCAAACCGCCCGTTAAGGCGGCCAGTTTTGACGACGAACTCCAGGAGGCTAACTCCCAGAGCTTCAATTTTCTTGTGATGCTTGTTGATGATGGGAGGCACCGTTTCGTTCCAGTTAGGCTTAGGCTTCTTGCGCATGGCCTGCTGGATTTCCTCGGTGCAGCGGCGGCAGGCGGATCGGATGGCGTTTTCATTTGCTGGCGTCATAACCCCTCCATATAAGCCCGGATGAATTCAGCCGCAGCCTGTGCGTTTATGGCGTTACCGTAGTCTTTGAGCCGGCCGACGCGGTTGCTGCTTGCCACTCTTGCCACCCCGGGCTCGACTCGTCCCAGGCGCGCGGCAGCCCCATCAACCAGCGGGAATGTGCCGGGTTCAACTGGACGCCATTTGCCATCTCGACATAAGAGCCAGTCCGCATCTCGCCAAAAACCGTTAACCTCAAGGGCCCGCACAGGCTCGCTGCCCAGCCGATTTTGTTCGGGGTTTCTCGACCATCCGAACTCATCTGTACCGTCGTTGCATTGGTGATGTAGTTGACCTGTGGTGTTGGCCAACCGGCTAACGCTGCTGCCATGGAGAACGGCATCCCGCCCTGAGCATATCGTTTCTCCCTCATCGCCGATTCTGTGGTTGGCGTAGGCCATCCCGTTAAAGTGACTGCCGTCTGAATGTTCATCCCACCCATTCGCCCTGACGTCCCTGCGCCGGTCGTCGATCTGGCTGTGGGCGTGGGCCACCCAGTAGGCCCGCTCCCGGATGTGCGGAGCACCGATGCCCGCTGCCGCAAACGGCACAAGCCCGAAGGCGTATTCCATTCCTTCCAGGTCAGCTTGTACAAGGTCGAACCATGCGTTAGCGTTACCTGCTGCAACCTGTTCGCCAAAGACATGCTCAGGCCTGCGCTCGCTGATGAGGTGGAAGAAGTGGGGCCAAAGGTGCCGCTCGTCAGCAAACCCATCACCTTTGCCTGCCGCGCTGAAAGGCTGGCACGGGCAGGAGCCTGTCCAGACTGGTTTATCGTCAGGCCATCCGGCGAGCCGCAGGGAATGAGACCAGACGCCAATTCCGGCAAAGAAGTGGCACTGCGTGAATCCTCGCAGGTCGTCAGGTGTGACATCTTCAATACTCCTTTCATCTAATTCACCGGGCGCTATATGACCGCCGGCGATCAGGTTACGCAGCCATTGCGCAGCGAACGGGTCGATTTCGTTATAATAAGCTGCTGGCGTCATGCGGCCTCCGTCTTAACAACATCGATGGCGCAGCCGGGCAGCAGTTCCACCGCGGCGGTGGCGAACTGATTTCCCCAGTGATCCCAGCCCGGCGCCGCGCTGCGGCTGAATAATTCAATGCGCGGCACTTCGCCGTAAAGCAACTCCAGCCGGTGGCGCACTTCCCACGGCTTTTCGCTGTGCGCGCCGAGCGGGCTGTAGACCACCTGCTTAATCCCGGCGTGCTTTCGCTCAAGCCCGGCGCCGCGGGTGGCAATCAGCAGGTCTTCGGTGTTGGCCCGGGTGTGGTTGCCACCGTTCATGCGCGTCTCGGCGTTTAGCAGATCGAGGAAGTCGTAAAAGTCGGTGACTTCACCCTCGGCCAGCGCCTTGTTGATGCGCAACTCAGCGTTCTGATTCAGCTTCACCCAGGTAAAGCCCTTCATCGTGCGAACGGTAAAACCCCAGGCCTCAGCCAGTTCGATGGCCTCCTGGTTATGCGTACCGGTGTACCACATCGCCAGCACTGCATTTTCGGCGGCAAGTTCCCACACTGGCAGGCGCTTGATGTCGATGAGCTTCATGGTGGAGTAGTGATCGGCAGCGGCGCCATTGCTGATGGTGTTGCCGTAAGACCAGGGAGGATCTGCGTAGATAAGAGAGTATTTTCCGGTCATGCTGCCAGCTCCTTTATCGGGATGCGGTTCATGTGCATCGTGTACCCGGTGTGCGCCTCCAGCGCTGCGTACTGCTCAAGCAGCTCTGGGTGATGCCGTCCACCGTTCCGCAGGTCGTTTCGGCTCGCCATGATGCAGAACACGCAGCTAAGACGCTCATTTCCCAACGCGTAAGCGTAATGCGGTTCCTGACCGGCCTCGCGAATTGAGGCAAACACCTCTTCCACCTTCAGCTCATGAATTGGCAACCATTCGTACCAGGTCAGCACCGAGTTGGAATCAGTTTCGTTCTTGCGAAACACCTGACGCTTGGCTCGGCCAGGGGACTCCTGGGCGCGCAGACCGAGACAGTTGACGATTACTTTGAAACCGTTCGCCTTCGCGTAGGCTCTCACCTCACGCTGGATAGGGCCGCGCTTCAGGTCACTAGTGCATTGTCTCGTGCTAGCTGACGGCCAGCTCGGCACTTCTGGGCGATTCGCAAAGCGTCGCTCCACCATCTCCAGCAGGGTCTTGCGCGCCCTGGCAACGATGAACGGCAGTCCAGAACCCCCAGCCTGCTTCTCGGCTAGCTCCAGCGCGCCAGGCCATTCCATGGCGCCAAGCGAAGCATGCACTACGACGATCTGCTTTGGCGGGATAACCTCAAGCAGCTTGATAAGCATCGTTTGACTATCTTTACCGCCAGAATGGTTTGAAACGAAAAGGGCGCCTGATTTTACGAGGGCGTCTATGTCCTGGTTGGGGATGTTATTCATGCCGCCTCCTGCCTTTCCGGATATTCCTCAGCGAGTCTCTGCGCCTTTAATGGATTGCTGGCCACTTCACCCCATGGCATTAGCCAGCCGTTACCAATGAAGGGAAGGCACAGTGTGCCAACCCTGATGTCGTCGTGAGCGTGAGTCATAGGATGGACTCCATTTCGTCGATGTAGAGGCCCTGGGAAATCAGGCGGCGACGGCGGGCGGCGCGAGCAATGCACTCCTGCCGTCGGCCTTCCTGTGACTGCTCTATGGCACGCCGGGTGAATAGCCGCGATTTACCCTGCGGCGTTACAACCTTCGGCTTCGTTACGAGGTCGAAGGTGCGGTCACAGATGCCGTCCTCGTTGAGCCATTTTTTCGACTCAACTATCTGCGCTATCTGTCCGGAGCCGCGGGTAATGCCGTTGGCAACCCGGTTAAACTCGATGAGCGTTACGCCAAACTTCTCGGCTATTTCGCTGCCTGTTACCGGGCGGCCACGCGTCTGAATCATCCAGATAACGCGCTCACGAAGGCCGGAGAATTGCCCGGTTCGCCCGGGTCTGCGGTAAAAGGGTGTGCGTTTCATGCTGCACGCTCTGTGATTTTCTGAATTTCAGATTCCAGATCTGCAAGGAAGCTCTTAACCTCAGACTCGATTTCGCGCGCCAGCTCTTCGTCGAAATGAATGCGCTTCTTGAAATAGGCGAGGTCAGGCGGCAGGCGATCATCGAAACTAACGAAATCACACCATTTCCGCCCGGTGCACATCATCTGCGCATGCATTTGCAGCATGTACTGGCGCTTTGGCTCGCCAGTTTTCAGCGTTTCAAGATGAGTCCAGGTGTTGGGGCATTTGATTTCGATAAGCCCGTCGTCGTTAACAAGTCCGTCCGGGCTGGCTGCGAATCCGGGTATGGTTGGGTGATCGATGAGACCAACTTCAGTGATTTCCGCATCGAACTCATTCAGCGCGTACATTTCGCGTGCCACTGGCTCAAGTTCAGTGCCGCGCATCATCGCGGCATTCGAAAACCCTTCCTCCAGCTTTCCGGTCAGCCGTTGGCAAATCAGCTCGGCCATGTAGTTCTGGCGGCTGGTGGAGTAGCCCGACTTAGTCCGGGCCATGACATCAGCCAGGCGACTGGCTGTGACCTTGCCGCAGCGCGCAGCAAACCATTCAGGGGTGCGTTGCTCCATCATTCAGCCTCCGTTTCTGCGACATTGACAGGTTCGGCGTTGTCTACAGCAAGACTCATGTCATACATGCGTCGCTTCTCAACTGCGCCGATCACCTGCTTCTCTTCAGCGCTCAGCGCCACCCAGAACTCCTGATACTTAACGGTTCCAAGGCGTGCGGCAGATTCACCTTTTGCGATCAGATCCGGGCGACGGCTATCTGATTCATGGCCCGCATGAACCTCTGCCGTTGTTCCTTCAATCACTCGCTCGGCCTCGTCCTGGTCGAATATGCCAGCGAAACCAAAGGCCAGACGCGCGCACTGGATCAGCGTCTTGTGGCGAAGCATGCGGGTAGGGTGGGACTGCCAGGGTTGAGTATTGCGTTTACACTCTCCCATGTACTCGGTGACGATGGTCGGGTGCTTACGGTCTTTGCGGTAAATCTTGCAGGTGCATGCGCCTTCCTCCTTGTCGTAAGAGAACTCCATGCCGTCAAACTGAGGATGTTCGTTGATAATGCGAGCCCATCCATCAACGCCGACAACCGGGACAATCCCGCCTTTATCTGGGAAGGCATAAATCTCTTTTGTCCATGGGTTCAGGCCGTACTGATTGGCGACGATCAACAGGGCTGTAAACTGCTCGTCCGTGACATTGCCACCTTTGAACGCTGTATTCTTCAGCGTATTCATCAGGTCTGTACCGGCATCCATGCCGAGGCGTGCGGCCAGTTTCCCGGCCATGGTGGAAAGTGCAGTACTCATTGTTAATTCCCTCAAAAATTAAAACGGGCAGCCGGTACGGTGTTCCCAGTCGTATTCCGCCTGGGCGTAAGCAACTGCCGAAATGAAATCGTTGTAGGCCTCGCCTGCTCTATCGCTGCGAAGTCCTTCGTATGGGCTGGAGTCAATCGGAACTGTGAAGTGGAAGAGGCCGGTTGGCTCTTTCGGCATCATGTCGATGATTTGCTGCGCCCGGTCGTCGATCCACTTCTCCTTCTCGTCGATGAGCTGCTGCTCAACCCAGCGCCGATCTTCGATTCGGTCATAAGTGAGGTATGCGTTCATGGCTGAACTCCTGAAATTTGGATGTGCAGATCCCGCCCGCGTAATGCCAGGCCGATCGGTTGAATAGGTGGTTAGTGCTGGATAGGGTTACCGTGACCGTCAAGGAGGACGTCAATCACGCAGTCACTGAGGCGGATTATTTCTGCATCGGTGTGCAGGTACACCCATTTGCGCTCCTGAATGACTGCTGATACGCGATAGGTGCGGCCTTCATGCAAAGCCATCATGCCGGGCGTGACGCACTGGCGAATGAGCGGGGTGGTGCCGTAGTGATGCATCATACCTTCACCTCAACCTGTTCCAGGATGCCAGCGATATGCATCTGCCAGCGGTTAAGCGTCAGCTTGTCGCGCGGTGCCGATACCGACGTCAGTTGCCACTCGTTATCGTTGAGCTTTTTGGCGGTGTACTGCTTACCGTTGTGGGTTACTGTCATCTCACACCACCTTGAATAAGAACCAGCCCATACCGCACACAATCAGGCCCACAATGGTTATTGCGGAAGACATGCGTACATGGTCAATGGCTAGTTTTGAAAGTGTCTGGCGATGTTCTTTTTTAGTCAGCAAGTTGATTGCTATGCCGAGCAGAAACATCCCAACAAACCATAAGGCGTATATTTTTAAGCCAAACTCCAAATCACTCATAAATCCTCTTGGCCTTATCGCGGCGAACGGAACGGTTAATACAAGACTTCAACGCATTTTTCTGTGTTTCAATGGGCGGTGGATGGCCGCCGGTTGTCATAACTAAGCCGCCTCGGTGAAGCGACTGAGGTATGAAAAAACCCGCCGTGGCGGGTCTTCAGAAATAGTCTTTGTGGTCGTGCATCGCTCGCTGGAGGATCACCTTTGCATCTTCAAAGCTGGCAGATTCAAAAGCCTCTCTTATGGCCTTAGCCAGGCAAGTCGCATCGCTTTCATAGTCATCAGCTCTGCTTTCCCAGTTTGATGCCTCTTCTTCAGCCTCATAAAGGCGATCGCCATACTCGCACTCGAGTTCCTGGCGCACTTCATCACGAAGCTTCTCCTTGATGATTTCGGAGGCTTCTTCAATCGGCATTGTTTCCAGAATCGTCTCTGGCTGATGAGTGCCGTATTTCAGTGAGATATCAGTAGCAAACATGCAACCTCCAAAAAAATGCCCGCGCGCTGGCGGGCCAAGAAGACTTTTCCAATCCAACCAGAACAGGATCATCGTCTCCTGTGCAGTTGAGATGGCAGTATTACCATCACCAAGCATCGACGCCCGGTGCTTGAGGCTGGCTCTGTCGTTACCCGCTGATGCGGGAGAAATGCTTTGGTGATTGGATGGCCGGTGCTGAACCACTCCCGGCATTGATGATTTCTCGCTGGGTAAACCTGCCTCTCACCACTTTGCGAACCGTGCCCAGGCAGCTTGAGCATCATCATCTTGACGTCTCAGCGCATCAGCCTGCGCATTCACCCAATCCCAAAACATTCCAGATACGCACCATTGCCGCTCTCCCTGAGCCCGCCGGGCGTCCGACGCATGGTTTACTGTCGCGCCGTTCGACTGACCGAATCGATGTTTCGCCGCTGGCTAACTTCGCTCAGCTGTCGATGTTTCGTTTCGATGGGCTAACAATAGCTAAAGCGATTATTTCAGTCAATCGCCAAAACGATATTTATCATCGTTAAAGTGATAATTCATTGAATGTTAAAGCGATATTTTTTTTAAACGAAATAGAAAAAAGTGATGTTGAAGGCGGTTTGATTGGAGAGAATTGAAGGTAGTAGATGGAGGTATAAAAAAACCGGCTTTCGCCGGTTGGTTAATCAGTTGCAGTTAACTTTTCTGCCTACGAAGATCAAGTCTCCGTACTCGTCATTGGTATTCTTAAACCTAAGAACCTGTCCGTTGCGGATAAAGGCCCAGTAAAGTTGCTTACCTGTGTATCCGCCATAAGAATTTTTTGCGTTCACGAAAACACACGTCGAGTAACCGTAAACAAAGTTCCTGTTCTCAACCATAACCTCTTTGCGGAGTGGAGAGAAGTCGCTGAATTTCGCGGAATCAGGATCCTTTAAGGCATCCTTGATTGTTGCCTGAACCAGCTCTTTATAGTTCTTTGGCTTTTCACCGACATCGGCTGTTTCAAGATTGATATTTCTCACCTTCTCGGCAAACTCGGCATCATGTTTTTTAGCCTCAGCCATCTTCTGATCGTAATCAGAAGCAATACGGGCATAAGGTGGTTGCGCACACGCGCTGAGCAATGCAGAGGCGATAACTACAGCTGCTAATTTTTTCATCTTCCCATCCCAGAGTAATTACTGTGTAAATTTTGTTATGCGAATCTTTTATAATCGACTGACTGTCTCAGCAGTACTTTAGCCATGACGTAGAACGCGTCCTCATCTTCAGGCTCGACGTACCATTTTTCGTAAATCGGGTTATCGGATATTACTGCCAGCCTGTCTCGCTGCATCTGAAGACGCTTAACATGGAGGGTTTTGCCGAAGACAAAGACATAAACCCCGTCACCGTCAAAATGTGTAACGCCGGTATCAACGAAGATCTGATCGCCTGGCGAAATCGTCCCATCCATACTGTCGCCATTGACGGTAATGACTTTAACGTGGGTAGCTGGCCGGTTGCCAAATAAAGCGCGCGCCTGTTCAGTTGTGTATTCGATGGCACGAATAGTTTCAATGAAATCGCTGGTTACCAGTGTGCCTGGCCCAGCACTGGCTTTAACGTCGAGTACATCCACGCGATAAATCCCATTCAGTGAAGGCTTAACCTGGTATAGCGCAGTTGGCTCACGGGCGCCACCGGCAGCCATTTCCCCCTCACCAGTAGAAAGCCATTCAGGGCGAACGCCAAGCACAGAGGCAATCTCAACGGTTTTTCGAGAGCCTTTAGCATTCTTTAGTAACTTATTTACACTGGACTGAGCCATGTCGACCTCTTTAGCTAATCGACCCTGTGTATATCCAGCGTTTTCCATTGCCTGCGCTAAGCGCTCCGAGAATCCCATATTCACCTCTGTTAATGACTCCTTTAACTCTATCGCTCAAGCGATTATTTGGCAAAAAATCGCCTATGCGATTGACATTCGCTAAAGTGATAACCATAATCGCTTTAAACTGATAGCTGAGGTGATTATGAAGACCCCAACAGTAGAGAAGAACTCCGCAGTAGAGAAAGCGATCGCCATCGCTGGCAGCCAGAAAGAACTGGCAAAACGTTGCGGCAAAGCACAGTCCACTATCTGTGACTGGCTTAACGGAAAGAAACGCATCTCCCCGGTTCACGTTCCTGAACTGGTGAAAGCGGTTGGTGGTGAAATCCAGGCTCACGAATTCCGCCCGGACCTGCCGTCCATCTTTCCACACCCTGACAACCATGCCGCTTAAAGGCGGCCCTAACCACGAAAGGGAAAGCAATGCATTCACTTGCGTATCAACACAATACCGGAATACACCCGGGAGCGATGATAAACCGCGCTCAAGCTAAAGCGGCGCCAGACCACGAAAAGATCCGCGATGCTGTCCGGGCATGGTCGTCGGCGCTGGACAATCAGGACGTCGTTTCGGCGCTGATCATCAACGAATACCGGGAGCAGGGCGGGACCGCCATCAGCTTTCCGGAAGACATCAGCCGGGCGCGCCAGAAACTGTTCCGCTTCCTGGATAACCGTTTCGACTCTGAGCAGTACCGCGAGAACGTGCGCCAGCTGACGCCCGCAATCATGGCCGTGCTGCCGCTGGAATTTCGCAACCGTCTGGCACCAAAGAACGACACGATGTCGCTAATCGCCTCTGCAATGAAAGAGTGTGCCGAGGCTAAACAGGCAGTGCTTCTGGACGCTCCAGAGCATCAGAAGCTCAAAGAGGTAAGCGAGGGTATAGCGTCGCTGTTCCGCCTCATGCCGGAGCAGGTAGGCCCGCTGATGACGATGGTCACGTCGATGTTGGGGGTTATGTGAGAACTACAGAAATGGCGAAAGCCGGTCTGCGCGAACAGAGCCGACTTTCTGGTGCAACAAACGCTAGTCAATTGCGAGGTCATTATGACAAACGCTAATCCAAAACGCCAGGCGCAGGAGGTTTAACTGTGTCGAACGTCGCTTACGCAAATTTCGCGGCGCATTCCGCCGCCAGGAGCAACCGGATGGAGAACCAGAAAACCGGATTCATCCCGTTGTACCGGAGTGTTCTTAAGCAAACCTGGTCGAAGGACGTCTTCCTGCGCACGCTGTGGGAAAACCTGCTGCTGTGTGCTGCTCGCCAGCCATATACAGCAAACTTCAAAGGGCGCCAATGGCCGCTGCAAACCGGACAACTGGTCACCACCTCAGCCGATCTCGGGCTGAATTTATGCGACAGGGAAGGGAAGCCATGCAGTCGCCACGCCGTAGACAGGATGCTTGATGTTTTCGAGCGTGAAGGGATGATTTCTCGCTCCGGAGAGAAGCGAAAGGGCTCTGTGATAACCATCACAAATTACGCTGAATATGCTCAAAAAATGGACGATTTACCCGAGCGTATCACCGCGCATATCTCCGCGCTTAATGCCGAGCATGGCGAATCCAGTAATGGCACGGCTTCGGAAGGTTATGCCGCGCATAACGGAGCGCATTTACCCGAGCGTTTCACCGAGAATCATGAACAACAATGTAATAACAACAATAAAAACATTAAAAGATCTTCGTCCGAGAATTCTGACGAATCCTCTGACGCACGTCTGAAGAAATTTTTATCAGCTCATCCAGACGCTGCGGTTTACACCCCATCCGGTGCGAAGTGGGGATCGGCTGAAGACCTCGAGATCGCTAAGTGGATTTCCTCCAGGGTGAAGCTGATTAACCCAACCTGCAAAGCCCCGGACATGACCTCCTGGTCTAACACCGTTCGCCTGATGCGCCAGATAGACAACCGGTCGCACCAGGACATCTGCGCGCTGTATGACTGGGCAAGCAAACACCACTTCTGGCAGACCAACATCCTGAGCCCGGAAAGCCTGCGTAAGCAGTGGGACAAGCTGACAATGCAGCGCAACGCAGGAGGTGAGCTGCGTGCCGCTAAGCCGGATCTGGACTTCAACAACACTGACTGGGCCTATGAGGTGATGCGATGAAATCTCTTGCAGAGCAGATGCGTAACCACGACCGCGAGCAGATGAGCCGCATGGCCCATAACCTGCCAGAGCAGTACCAGGAGCGTGCGCCAGTAGAGCAGGTGGCGCAGGTATTCAACAAGCTGTTCAACGAGCTGCGCGCCGCGTTCCCGGCCAGTATGGCGAACTTCCGCACCCAGGAAGACCTGAACGAATTCCGCCGTCAGTGGCTGCTGGCGTTTCAGGAGAACGGGATCCACACCATGGCTCAGGTCGATGCCGGCATGCGTGTAGCTCGCCGCCAGGAGCGTCCATTCCTGCCGTCTCCGGGCCAGTTCGTCGCCTGGTGCAAACAGAGCGGCGGCGCGCTGGGTATCACCGTTGACCAGGTGATCACCGAATACTGGGACTGGCGTAATCGTTCGTTCGAGTTCACTTCCAGTGAGCAATTCCCCTGGTCGCAGCCGGTCATGTACCACATCTGCGTTGAACTGCGCCACCGCAGCACAGAGCGTCAGTTAACTCATGGTGAACTGGCACGCGAGGCGGGCGATCTGCTGGACATGTGGGAGAAGCGCGTCACCGAGGGTAAGCCAGTGCCGCCGGTACGCCGGGCAATTGCAGCACCGGCTGCCGAGCATGGTCCGACGCCGATCCAGCTGCTGCTGGCGAAGTACAACCGCAACAAGTCGAACGGGATGGTGTGACATGACCATAACAATCCGTGAGCAGGTGCTGGCAGCCCTGCGTAATAACCCGGGCCTGAACAGCGTCAAACTGGCAGGACTTATCGGTATGGACACCAAAAAGATATCCGGGACGGTGAGCACGTTGCTGGCCGACGGCCTGATCAGCTGTGAAGGTAAATACGGCCAGCGCCTTTACAGCCTGACCAGCTACGGCATGCGCTTCGCCCCTGACACGATACCGGGCGTTAAGCAGGGTAAGTCGAAGTTAATTCAGCGGACGGACACAAACGTGATCTGCCAGGAGTGCCGCAACAGCGCGGCAATGAAGCGAGTATTGATGGTTTGGGGGAGGGTAGGGTTATGACAAACGTAAGCGCAGTGGAAAAAATGGCTGAATTAATGCAGCAGATGGAAGAAAACTCGCCGCGAGTAGCTGCTTTCCAGTATTGCCTGAAACAGGTTGCGGAAAAAGTGGAAGAGGCAGAAAAGCGCAATGCGGAGCTTCAAGCAAGATGTGAGGCGCTGGCCGCGGAGAATGCACTTCTGAAAAAATCGGAGCCAGCACCATTCAGTAAGCTGATGATGGAGGCGCTTGATGTTTATCAGGCGGGCGCTGATGAAGTGCCGGAGCTGGCAATGCTGAGCGCATATAAAAAATTGCGAGATGGGCTAAAAACCCTAGCCACCGAAGTTTTCCTGGCTGAAGTGCGGGCGCAGGGTGTGGAGATGTTTGGTCAGTGGCTGAGGGATTCAGCAGACATATTTGACAAGAACTCTCGCCATGATTGGGCTGCCCAGAACAGAGTGAGCGCAGATAAGGCTGGAGAGTTCGCAGATCATCTTCGCAAAGGAGTGCAGTCATGATCACTGGAACATCTAATTACGACGACGTGCCGATGGTGATGTGCACCATCTGCGGAGGTTATTACAAGGCTGATGAGCCAGAACTACATACTTGCGAGGAGCGCGACGAATGAAAGATGAAGATTTAGACCGCTGCCCGCGCTGCAAAGAGGATATGTGGAAAGGACAGCAGCTGTGCCGTAACTGCCAGCATGAAGATGATATGGAAGAATGGCCTGGCGGCGATGGATATCCTTTCTCTGCGGAAAATAAACAGGAGGCCACCCAATGAGCAACATCGACAAACGCGCATTACGTAAAGCCGCCGAAAAACATGGAGATGACGACATCCTGGCGCTGTTGGATGAGCTGGAAGCAAAAGACGCGAAAATAGCCAACCTTACCGCCGAACGCGATGCTCTTCGTGAAGGCGAGATGGGCGACGCGAAGCACAGCAATACCCGTGCTGCGGCCGATATCTATTTCCAGTTAGTCGAGGAGTGCGAAATACCTGCCGGCGGCTCACTGGTTGAGTATGTAAGCCAGCTTCGTGAATGTGCCGCAGCCGGTAAAGGAGAGGCATCATGAGCACCTTCACCAAAGAGCAGTTAATCGAAAAGCTTCAGCACAGAATTTCTGTCGCATCAGGATTTCCGGAGTCAGAAAAAGCGCAAATAGATCTTGAGCTGGCGAGTATCGCGCTTGCATCGCTCGAAGCGGAGCCTGTGTGCGTCATCGACCAGTCAAATCTTGATTATCTAAACTCCGGATCCGATGCAGACGTATGGCCAGCATCCAGAACAGAGATGGGTGATGTGCTTCTGTATCGCACCGCCCCTCCTGCGCCGGTATCTGTGCCCGCTGCGATGGAAATGGATGATGACTTTGACAGCGCGTTTGAACATGGGAAAGCTGTCGGCTGGAATGCCTGCCGCGCCGCCATGCTTCAGGGTGCCGATGGTGCCCTCACCAATGAGGATACCATGCCAACTATGCTGTTTAAGCCAGTAGCAGACCTGTAAGGCTTAACCTCGCCAACCGGCAGCGAAACATCATTCACTTTCGACGCTGTTGAAGCTCGTGATTTTGTTGATGGCGGTTGGTCATGCCAGGAGTACGTGGAGCTTGAACGCTTTCAGGAGGCTGTGAGCGGCAACTCTCCGGTGATTCCGGATGGTTGGGTGGCTTGCGTTGAGCGGATGCCTTCCGCAGGGGAACAAGTGTTGGCGTACCGTCCAGACGCGCCGGAAAGTAATGATCCATTAATCAAGATGGCAACGTACGTTGGCGGGTCAGCACACGGACACGGCTTTGATTGCTACTGCAAGCCAACCCACTGGATGCCGCTGCCAGCAGCACCGCAGCAGGAGGCATGATGTACGACAAATATACTCTCAATCGCTGCGACGCAATGGAGTGGCTGGCTGAGCATTACCCAGTCTTTCCAGACAAGATGCCAGATGTGCCCCTAAAGGCTGACTGGTGTAGTGCCAACCTGTTTATGGGGTGGGGTTTCGTGATTTTGCTCGATGGCACCCTGGTGTTTGCTGACTGCCTATCACCTCCAATCCGGGCGGAAGACATGGCAGGCTTCAAATTGCCCGATTTGGTGTAACTGCCATACAAGCGATATGGGAATCCCCATATCGACAGCCAGGGCCTCTCCGGAGGCCTTTTTCTCGCGTTGATTTTATTGAATCAACCGTCCATAATCATGTCATCGGAGCCTGAACAACTCCGGTGACTTCTGCGCATTTAAGGGGACTTAAATGCGACCACAATCTGAACTCCTCACCTTGTCACAGATGCTTAACTGCACCTGCGATTTTCTGCATTCTGCGGTTTCCGTTAAGGAGGCCGCATGACTCTGCCAGTAGACGGCATCAAACTCCATCGCGGTAACTTCGCGGCCATCGGCCAGCAGATTCAGCCATTGCTGGATGCCGGGCAATGTTTCCGCCTTCAGGTCAAGCCGTGGCGCGAGAAGCGCAGCCTGTCTCAAAACGCGCTCAGCCATATGTGGTACACGGAAATCAGCGAATACCTAATCGCCCGCGGCAAGACCTTCGCTACGCCTGAGTGGGTCAAAGACGCGATGAAGCACACCTATCTCGGCTACGAAAGCAAAGACCGTGTAGACGTCGTATCCGGCGAGGTCACCACCGTCCAATCCCTCCGCCATACGTCAGAGCTGGAAACCGGCGAGATGTACATCTTCCTGTGCAAAGTCGAAGCCTGGGCAATGAATATAGGCTGTCACCTGACCATTCCGCAGAGCTGCGAATACCAACAGCTTCGCGATAAGCAGGAGGCCTGATGTCCACTCCGCTTTCCCACGTCATCACAAACGAAATCTTCCGCGTTCCGGCGCGCCGCCAGCGCAAGCCCGCGGTTAAGCCGTCCGACATCCCGACACTGAAGGGCTACACCGCCCGCCTGGTTGATCAGAAATGGCTGCGTCTCGCGGCGAGGAGAGGTCATGCGTAAACCATCCCGCCGTAAGTGCAAAGTATGCGGTGACTACTTCGTGCCGAAATTCCATGATATCCGGATCCGCTGGTGCTGTCCTGAGCACGGCACAATCCTCGCTATGGAAGAACGTGAAAAGGAGAAGGTTAAAGCCGCCGCTAAGCGAATCAAGGAGCAGAAAGAGGCAGAGAAGGCCGGGCGCAAACGCCGTAAGGCCAAGCGCGAGTCACTCAAGTCTAAATCTCAGTGGGATAAAGAGGCTCAGTCAGCTTTCAATCGCTACATCCGGATCCGCGATGAAGGTAAGCCATGTGTCAGTTGCGGCAATCCACTCATCGGCAAAAGCAATTACCTGACTGGCAGCGCCATTGATGCCAGCCATTACCGTTCACGCGGCGCTGCCTCACACCTCAAATTCAACGTGTTTAACGTCCACTCCGCTTGCACCCGCTGTAACCGGCAGTTGAGCGGTAATGCTGTTGAGTACCGGATCCGCCTGATTGATCGCATCGGCCTTGAGCGCGTAGAGCGGCTCGAAGCTGACAATGCCCCACGCCGGTTTGACGTTACCTACCTGAAGCGCGTGAAAGCAATTTTTTCCCGCAGGGCCAATGCACTGATGAAGCGCCGTCAAAAATTACAGGAGAGTGCAGCATGAAATGCAAAGTTGAAGGTTGTGATCGTGAATGCAAACACTACCCAGGGAAGGGTGTCTGTCAAATGCACTACTTCCGAATGATGCGCTACGGGACCTACGAACTCACAAAAAACGGTAAAGGGAAATTCAGGCATAAAAATGCGAAGGGATATCAAATGCTCAAAATTCCTGATCACCCACTATCAATGGCGAATGGTTGCGTATATGAGCACCGAAAAGTTGTTTACGACCGCTATGGAGAAACACTTCCACCATGCGAAAAATGCGGCAAGAAGGTCACATGGAAAACCGCGCATATTGATCACATCGATGAGGTTGTCGATAACAATGCGGACTCAAACCTTAGGGTGCTTTGCCGGGCGTGTAATGTCATGCGCTCTCGAGTGCATATCCCTGAGCACACAAAAAAAGGACGCACAGCCATAACTTTCGATGGCGAAACGAAAACCGCCACAGAATGGTCAAGGGATCCTCGCGTTTCAGTATCAGAAACATCCATCAAGCGTCGACTAAAAAATGGAATGAATGTAGAGGATGCGCTTTTTTCTCCCAAAGTAACCCACAGGCATACCAGGCCAAGAGGAAGAGCACCTCTGTATGGTGAATATCGCGGACCAAAGCAGAAGGAGTCCGCATGAACCATGCCGATTTCCTGCGGTACCAGGCAGAAAGCGTTAAGCGCGCCAACCTGCCACCAGTAGCAAAGCACAGCCAGCAAACCAACCAGCCACAGAAGGAAGCCGCATAATGAAACTGGAATTAACCAACGACCAGCATCAATGGGTAGACCAGTGGCTCCAGTTGTGGGGCGCATGGTGCCAGACCGGCAAGATTGATAAAGCGATGATCAACATGATTGCCAGATTCATGGCTACCGTCGAGCCCCAGCAAGCATCACGACCGGTATGTAGTGATGATGACGGGATGCTCATTGATGCTGTCATTCGTCACTATCTGAAGAATGTGGATGAAAATGCCTGGCGGGTTATTTTCGCCTACTACGTTTGTAACTCCAGCGAGATCCGAATTGCATCATGGCAGCATGCAGTAAGTAAGCCTCGCCTGATGAAGACTCGTGGCGGCAATCAGTATAAACACCCAAGCATCTCGACAATCCGCAGAGAGGTGAAGCAAATCATCAATGCTTCACTGTTCTGTTTATACCAGCCGCTGCAAAATGCGTTTATCGATCGCGAAAATGTGAGGAAAAATGCAAATAAATCACACAACGTGCTTGCAATTTAATGAACAAATGAGCAGAATAAATCGTATATGTTGCCGTTGTTGTGTGTGACATGAATGAATGCCAAGCCTCGCCATTGTGCGGGGCTTTTTATTTGCCTGTAGCTCAGAGAAAAGAGCAACCGCCTTCTAAGCGGTTGGTCGCTGGTTCGAATCCAGCCAGGCGAGCCAAACCCACTACCTGGGACCCTTCGGCCAGAGAGCCGACATTGCCTTACCCTCATCTTCCTGGCTTGTCGCCAGGTTTTTTATTCCAGGCTCCGGGAACCATCATCGACACGCCTACTTGTTAAATCGTCCCGAGGGCCTGAACCAACTACACACGGAATAAATATGTCTGAGACCTTCACTATCGTAGGCGTTGGTCTTACATCGTCATCAGTCGGTGTAACCTTTGCCACGCTGTTTCCGGAGGCGACTCCAGCAGTGATGCTCGGATCACTCGCCGGAACGGCGCTATACGTTCTGACCTCAGATCCCCATCAACTCTGGAAGCAGGCTATCTTTGCGCTGATATCGTTTATCAGTGGCGTGTTCTTCTCCGTCCCCATGGCGAAAATCATGGCCGGAATCATCAACACGCCGTTAAGCCTGATGAAGCCACCGGCCAGCATTGAGGTATCGCCCGCTGTCGGTGCAATTGTCACTGCTTCCATTTCCGTGGCAGTCCTGCTGCGTATTCTCCGCAAATCCAAAAGCGGGAAGATGCCGGGGCTGGGGGAGGAAGATAAATGACATGGCAGCTTCTTCTGATGGATGCAAACGCCATAGTTTGCCTTTTAATCATGGTCAGGCTGATGTTTTTCCGGAAAGAGGGAAAGCGTCATCGCCTGAGTGCCGCGGTGCTGGCCTACCTGGTCATCCTTGCCGCCGGATTCAATGCCTTCAACATTCTGCTCGGCCACTACGTTCAGGTTAACCTCGGCGATCTGCTGCTTAACTCCGTCATCTGCATGGCGGTGTGGCTGGCGCGCGGGAACCTGGCGAAGGTCGTCATTACGGAATAGCCATGACCAAAGACGATATCTTTAACACCATCCTCGGCAAAGAGGGCGGTTATGTTGATCACCCGAATGATAAGGGCGGACCAACGAACTGGGGAATTACTCAGGCAACTGCCCGCGCGCATGGTTATACCGGTGATATGCGAAACCTTACACGTGAGCAGGCTCTGGCGATCCTTGAGTCTGATTACTGGTATGGCCCGCGCTTTGACCAGGTGGCAGAAGTATCCCCTTCCATTGCCGCCGAACTTTGCGATACCGGTGTGAACATGGGGCCATCGGTGCAGGTTAAATGGTTCCAGCGCTGGCTGAACGTTTTCAATAACCAGCAGCAGCTCTATCCGGATCTGATCGCCGACGGGCAGATCGGCCCACGTAGCATCAGCGCGCTGAAGTCCTTCCTGGCGAAACGAGGCGGCGAAGGAGAAATCGTATTGCTTCGCGCACTGAACTGTAGCCAGGGCCAGCGTTATCTTGAGTTGGCAGAACAGCGGCCGGCTAACGAGTCATTCGTTTATGGCTGGATGCGCGAGCGGGTGAGCCTATGACGACACTCAAATCTTTACTGGCGGCAATCGGAGTTGCGATCCTGATGGTGCTTGGTGCGTTTGGTGTGGGCCGTTTGCGCGGGCGCGAACAGGCTGAAGAAAAAGCCGACCAGCAGCGCACCGAAGATAACGCAGCGGCAACGGTCACAGCAGCCGAACGCCGGGTAGAAGCCACGAAAGAGGCCAGCAATGTACAGCAAACTGTTAACCATATGCCTGGCGACGATGTTGATCGCGAGCTGCGTGACACGTGGAAGCGTCCCGATGGTGGCTGATACCGCCTGTGACTGGGTAAAGCCAATCTACCTGACTGATCACGACATCGACGTTCTGGACCGCCAGACGAAGAAAGACATCCTAGCGCATAACAAAGCGTGGCAGGCGAACTGCCAGAAACAGGAGTGAAGCATGCTGCTGTGTTCACATTCAATAGCGGGTATTTTTCCATACCCACCCAAAAGAGAGAAACCGATGAGCGAAGCTAAACCGCAGGACGGCACCACCGTTAAAGGCTATCGAACCTTAACACCTGGTGATATTGAGCGCATGAATCGCCTGAAGGGTGTCAGCCGACACTTCTGTAATTTACTTGATACAGAACGTGAGCATGTCAACGATGAGTTATCTGCTACCGGCAACCACTCAACTGAAGCACACGAAGCTGCCCGCTGTCTCGCCATTGCGCGCACCAAAATGCAGGAAGCCTGCATGTGGGCCTGTCGCGCTGTAGCGCGTCCAGATGCCGACTGTTAGCCATTACAAAGCTCACCTGCTGGTGGGCTTGATAATGGTAAGTATTGTCTTCGGGCAGGCTTTGTAGATGTTAAGCGATTATTAAGAGGCAATCATGACTTTAGCTGAACGTGTAAAGAGAATTGAGAGCGAATTAAAAGATATTAAATCGCAACTCAATTCTGGTACCGATTCTAGGAAAACAGCAAAAGCAATGCCCTTATCCAGTCTTGCAAAAGAGGGAGGTATCCCTGGGGGGTTAGTTAAAAAATGTTAACTCAAATACTTGATTGGAAAAATCCATCGTAAGGGCGCCCATTTTAATTAGTTGCATTCCGAAAACGACCTGGAATTTTCTCCCGTTACTTACCAATGGCACTGAAGTCAATTCTGTTGAAAAAACTCTTTCGTCCTCAGTGAACGATATCACCGCATGCCGAACTGTAGTTTCTATTGTTGAGGTGGCTCCGCTTACAGTTGTTTTTTCCGCGACTGGGAGTTTTAAATTGTCAGCAAAGTCTGAATCCACATAGCAAAGATCTGCTCCGGTATCTATAAGTGCGTAGGCACCAGCCTTCAATCCATTTGGTTTATAAACGTTTATATCTTTTGGGCTACTTGGCCATATTGTCAATGGAACTACGGGAATTGCATGCTCCGTGGGGGTATCTGATACCGATCCATCAATAGGGGAAATAAATTTGATTTTTACTTTGGTGATCATCCTTTTTCCTTCGAAGAGTTATTCAGCCATTCCTCCTCTTTGCGTGAATCAGTGTCCCACCACTGACGGGCCGAATGCTTACCTTAACCAGGGTTAATGACAAGTAACACCCTGATATTCAAACAGTAGCCGCCATCGTGCGGTTTTTTATTGCCATCACCATGGGCAGACCCATCGTAATGGCTATAGCGGATAAATCAAAAATAACCCCTGCAACGGATAATGACGGAGCAACAAATGGCAAAAGCCAAATGGCACAGACTTCCGGCATTCACCATTCCGCTGTTTCAAAGTGCGCATGTCTACCTCGCAACAACCAGAGAACAGTTTCAGCACGCTGATAAATTCCTTGGCGGCAGCGGGGATGAGAGGCCGTTTAACTCTGGACTGGCAAGCAACTATGAAAACACCGATACCGGAGAGCGTTGCTACCTGATCGGAGTATTCGATAACCAGATATCCACGCTCGTTCATGAATGCGCTCACGTATGCTTTTACGTTTGCTCTGATGTCGGCGTGACAACCAAGCCGGAAGACGCCAACGAAACGTACTGCTACATGCTGGATCGCATGTTCAGTCACTTCCTGCCATACATCAAACAGGAATAAACAATATGGCAAAACCGGACTGGGGCGCGCTTCAGCAACGGTTCCTGTCCGACCATGCCGTAACCGGCGTATCACCGAAGGATTGGTGTGAAGCGCAGGGACTGAATTATGCAACCGCACGCCGATATATCAAAAAACCTTCTGCGCAAACTGCGCAAAAATCTGCGCAGAAAAAAGTGCGCACTGCGCAGAAAGAACAAAGCGCAGAAGAGCTGGTGGATGATGATGGATTAACGGCACAGCAAAGGCGTTTTGTCGCAGAATACCTAAAGGATGGTAACGCCACACAAGCAGCTATCAGGGCGGGTTATAGCAAAAAATCCGCTGAACAAATCGGTTATCAACTCCTTCAGAAAACTTCAGTTGCCCAGGCTATTGCACAACAGCAGAAAGCTTCCATTGCGCGCACGCTTGGCGGTGCCGATGAAGTCCTCGCGCAGATGTGGCAGCTTGCCACCTTCGATGCAAACCAGCTTTCTCAGTATCGCCGCGGCGCGTGTCGTTACTGCTGGGGCTTCGGTCACCAGTACCAGTGGCGCGATATGGTGGAATTCGAAGAGAAGCGCCTCGAAGCTACAGAACGCGATAAGCGTGAGCCAGTCGATGTTGGAGGTTACGGCTACGATCACACCCGAGAGCCTAACCCAGGCTGTCCGCGCTGCAACGGCGATGGTATTGGTCAGGCGTATTTCGCCGACACCCGGAAACTCTCCCCTGTTGCTGCTCTGGCTTATTCCGGTGTGAAGCTGGGGAAGAATGGCGTCGAGATAACCGCTATCAGCCGTGAGCGAATGTTTGAAGCGGTAATGAAGCGGCTCGGCCTGGCGGATAGTGAGTTCGCTCAGCGTCTCCAGCAAATCGAAATCGACCGCCGGCAGCTGGAGGTTGAGAAACTCCGCAAAGAACTGGCCGGTGATGGTGATGATGACGAACCAACGCCAGTGCAGATTCAAATCAACGTAGTGGATGCGAGGGCAGAAGATGGGGATCAGCCCGACACTTAACATCCCACAGGCGCGTTTCCTCGCGATGGATCACAAGTTTAAAGCCTACGTTGCCGGGTTCGGGTCCGGTAAGACGTGGGTGGGTTGTGGCGGCATCTGTAAGGGCATGTGGGAGCACCCGAAAATCAACCAGGGCTACTTCGCGCCAACTTACCCGCAGATTCGTGACATCTTCTATCCGACGATCGAAGAGGTGGCCTTTGACTGGGGGCTGAGTGTCAAAATCAATGAGGGGAACAAAGAGGTTCACTTCTATGAGGGGCGTCGGTATCGCGGCACGACAATTTGCCGCTCGATGGAGAAGCCCGGATCGATAGTCGGCTTTAAAATCGGTAACGCGATGGTGGATGAGCTGGACGTCATGGCGGCTGCTAAAGCGCAGCAGGCCTGGCGAAAAATCATCGCCCGTATGCGTTACAAAGTTGATGGTCTGCGTAACGGTATCGATGTCACGACTACGCCGGAGGGCTTCAAGTTCGTTTACCAGCAATTCGTGAAAGCGGTGCGTGAAAAGCCTGAGCTTTCTGCTCTGTATGGGCTGATTCAGGCCAGTACGTTCGACAACGCGAAGAACCTGCCACCGGATTACATCCCGTCGCTGATGAACTCCTACCCGCCGGAGCTAATTAAGGCGTACCTGAGGGGGCGTTTTACAAACCTGACCAGCGGCACTATCTATCACCAGTTCGATAGACGTCTGAATAACTGTACCGATGAAGAGCAGGCAGGCGAGCCGCTCTATATCGGCATGGACTTTAACGTTGGCAAAATGGCGGCCATCGTCCACGTGCTTCGCAATGGCGAGCCGCGCGCGGTACGCGAATTGATAAAAGTTTATGACACGCCAGCCATGATAAAGCGTATCCAGGAAGAGTTCTGGCGCTACGAGGGTGGGCGCTATGTTGCCTCCAGGCAGATTTACATCTATCCGGATGCTTCCGGCGATTCACGCAAGTCCAATAACGCCAGCGCCACCGATATTGCGCAGCTCAAGCAGGCCGGATTCAGCGTGGTGGTGAACGCCGCCAACCCGCCGGTAAAGGATCGCATTAACTCCATGAATGCCATGTTCTGCAACGGCAACGGTGAGCGGCGCTACAAAGTTAACGTTGCTCGCTGCCCGGTCTATACAGACAGCCTTGAACAGCAGGTATGGGCGGCAAACGGCGAGCCGGATAAATCAGCAGACAACGATCACCCAAACGACGCTGGTGGCTATTTCATCGTGAAGCAATTCCCGATCATCAAGCCCACAGGAAAAGTCACTCAACTACGGATGTAACTCCATGCCTGATATTTCTACACCCAATCTGGACTATGGGAACATGGTGCAGGCGTGGGATATCAACGATGCCCTGATGGGCGGCACGCTCTATATGCGACAGCTGGGCGAGCAATATCTACCGCGCTGGCCGAAAGAAGACAAAGAGGACTACAAAAAACGCCTCGCCGTGGCCACGCTTCTGCCAGCCTACGAAGAGACCATTAAGCAAAACATCGGGCGTGTATTCGCCGAGCCCATTAAGCTTGCCGAGAATGTGCCTGATGAGCTGCGAGAGTATGCGAAAAACTTCGACCTTGAGGGGACGCGCCTGGACGTATGGGCGCAGGCATTCTTCGGTCTGGCGATGCAGTATGGACTCTCCCACGCGCTGGTGGATTATCCCAGGGTGGACACCGAAAAGGTGAAAACCAAAGCGGAAGAGAAAGCTACTGGCGCGCGCCCATACGTCACCATGCTCAATCCCCGGCAGGTGATCGGATGGAAGTCGAAAATGGTGGACGGCAAAGTGGTGCTGACTGCGCTGCGTATCAAAGAGGTTGTGGTCGAAGACGGCGACGACTTCGGGCAGACCAAAGTCGAACAAATACGGTACCTGACACCCGGAAAGGTGGAAATTTACCGCAAGGCTAAAGATGCTGACGGTGCCGCGAACTGGGCGCTATTCGATGGGTGGCAGACATCCCGCCAGGATATCACTCTGGTCACGCTCTACACCAAACGCACCGGGTTTATGTGTGGTTCACCTCCATTGCTCAATATGGCCCTGCTGAACATTAAGCACTGGCAGAGCCAGAGCGAGCAGGACAACATTCTGCATGTCGCCCGGGTGCCGATACTGACAGTATTCGGTCTCGAGCAGGATCAGGAATTAGTGATTGGCTCTTCCTCTGCCACGTCATTCTCCGATCGGAACACCCAGGGCCTGGAATACGTCGAACATACAGGCTCATCCATCGGTGCAGGCAAAGAGTCGCTGGCAGAGCTGGTGGAGCAAATGCGTCAGGCGGGCGCGAAGCTGCTGCGCACCGAAAATACCTCTACCAAATCGGTAGACCAGACCTCTGAAGAGAAAATGCAGGAGCAGTCACCGCTCTACACCATGGCGACAAGCCTGGAAGATGCGATCGACAATATCCTGCAAATCATGGCTGAGTACATCGGTGAAGCGGAAGGCGGCAACGTTGATGTGCGCACCGAGCTTGATGTCGAGTCGAAAGAGTTTAATCCACCAGCGGCTATGGCCATTCAGTCGCTGCGCCAGGGCGGTGACCTTCGTCGTATCGATGCAATCAAAGCCCTGCAAAAACTCAACCTGATTGATGCCGACGCTGATCCCGATGTGGTTCTGAGCGAGTTGCTTGCTGAGTCAGCATCTCTGACTGAACCGCCGCCGGGTGAGGTGTGATATGGCTCGTTCGGTAAACGACAGGTTGCAGGACGAGACCATAGCTCACGGACTTTACGTGACGCGCTACGGTACGGGCGTTGCCCGACGAATGGTGACGCTGCTTAACAGGATGGATGCTGAACTGGCTGCCCGACTGCTTGTACTGCTGGAGGGTAAGCGCGCTGACACCTACAGCGCGCGTCGCCTTGCATCGCTACTGGCTGGTGTGCGGGATCTAAACCAGCAGGCCTACGAACCGGTCAATGCTGCTCTGATGCGCGAACTGACGCGTTACGCTGATTATGAGACCGGGTATCAGTTTGACCTGTTCAGCAGCCTTATTCCCGGTCAGGTGCTTAAGCACGTCCCGCTGCAAAGCATTGTCCCGGAACAGGTCTATGCTGCTGCGGTGGCGCAGCCGTTCCAGGGGAGGTTGCTGAAAGAGTGGGGCAAGAAACTCGAATCGGATCGGCTGGAAAAAATTACCAGTGCCGTACGCACAGGATTTCTTCAGGGAGAAACCGTCGAGCAAATTGTGAAGCGGGTCGCCGGCACGCCGCAACTTAAACGCCAGGACGGGGTTATCAATGCCTCACGTCGAGACCTTGCAGTAGTAACCCGCACGGCGGTGAACCATGTGGCCGCTACAGCGCGCCAGGAGTTCGCCCAAGCCAACAGCGATATCGTGAAGGCGAAACAGTGGTCTTCGACTCTGGACACCCATACCAGCCAGTGGTGCATCATCCGAGATCGCAAACTCTATTCGCTCGATGGTAAGCCGCTGGGCCATGCAATCCCATATCTGCGCGGGCCCGGCAAAATTCATTTCTGCTGTCGCTCATGCGAAATTCTGATCACTAAATCGTGGGAGGAATTGCAGATAGCCTCTGGCGAACTGAGCAGCGCCACACGCGCTTCGATGGATGGACAGGTGCCATCGCATACCAGCTATGCCGAATGGCTCGTCAGGCAACCGTACGCACGGCAGGAGCAGGTGCTGGGCGTTACTCGCGCGCGGATGCTGCGTGACGGCAAAATCACCGTGCCTGAGATGTTCAATGATGCCGGGGAGTTTCTGACCCTGGACGAACTGCGCCGCGTGGATGCGTCGGCGTTTGAGGAATAGGGTATGCGTAACGAAGATTTTCACTACGTTGGAGATGGTCGTGGAAGGCGAAGGGTGTTCGTTAATGGCAATGAGATAAAGAGCTGTGTATGGGCTGATGTCAAACGTGGTATCGCCTGTATTCATCCACACCCGTTACGGATCCACAAGCGAAAGCGGGGTGAAATTTACTCCCGCAAGCTGCGCGGTTACATAACCATCGAATTTATCTAACAGGCTGCCTCCGGGCAGCTTTTTTTATGCCTGCCGCTGAGCGGATGCGACGCGGTGCCCGGGTCGGATGACCCATTACGTATGGCCGGAAGGCTGGAGCAAAAACAATGAAACTGAAACTTGATGCTAACGGAAATGTGGTCGTTGAAAACGGTATGCCTGTGTACATCCATGATGATGGCAAAGAGATCCCGTTTGATGCGGTCGCAGCGATGAACAAAATCACCTCCCTGAATGGTGAGGCGAAAACTCACCGTGAAGCGAAGGAAGCGGCGGAAGCCAACCTCGCGAAATTCTCTGGCATCAGTGACCCGGCCAAGGCGCTCGAAGCCCTGGAGATGATGACCAAAATCGACCAGAAGAAGCTGATCGATGCTGGCGCTGTCGACCAGGTAAAAGCTGAGATCACCAAGGTCTTCCAGCAGCAGCTGGACGAAGCGAACGGAAAAACTCAGCAACTGGAAAGCCAACTGTACGACGAGATGATTGGGGGGCGCTTCGGTGGCTCAAAATTCATTTCCGAGAAGATGGCGATCCCGAGTGAGTTCGTGCGTTCATACTTCGGACAGAATTTTAAAATCGAAGACGGCAAGGTTGTGGCCTACGACGGCCAGGGCAATAAGGTGTTCTCCCGCACCAAGCCCGGCGAGCTGGCCAGCTTCGATGAAGCGCTGGAATCTCTGGTCGAGTCGCACCCGCAGAAAGACTACATCCTCAAAGCGTCCGGCAACAGCGGCGGTGGTTCTCACCAGTCGCAGCATCAGGCTGGGCAGAAAACCATGAAACGCGCTGCTTTTGACGCCCTGCCACCAGCTGAACAACAGGCTGCGATTGGCGGCGGCACGAGCATCGTTGATTAATCGAAAGGAAAAATAAATGTCCAACACTTTGACTGGCCTGATCCCGACCATCTACACGGCACTGAACCGCGTATCCCGTGAGCAGGTGGGCTTTATCCCGGCGGTGGCTCGTAACGCTAAGGCCGATGCCGCGGCCAAAGACCAAACCGTGACCGCACCGGTAGCACCAAAAACCACCACCGTTGATATCACTCCGGCGGCAACCGCGCCAAACGACGGTGATCAGAACATTGGTACCGTGGATGTCAAAATCACCAAATCAAAAATGGCTCCGGTCAAATGGAACGGTGAAGAACAGTTGGCGATGGGGCCATCAGGTAACTACGACGTTATCCTTGCCGATCAGTTTTCTCAGGCCTTCCGCGCGCTGAGCAACGAAATGGACGCAGACCTGGCTGCGCTGTTCTACAAATCTTCCCGTGCAGTTGGTGCACCAAAAGAGACGCCATTCAGCATTAAAGACGATCTGTCTGATGCAGCGCTGGCGCGTCAGATTTTAGTGGATAACGGTGCACCGACTACCGACATGCGCATGGTGCTGGGCGGCGAAGCGATGGCCTCAATTCGCGGAAAACAGTCGGTTCTGTTCAAAGCGAACGAAGCAGGTACCGATCAGCTTCTGCGTGAAGGTATTATTGGCCGCGTGATGGGCTTTAACCTTCACGAATCCGCCAACATCAAGCGCACAGCGAAAAGTACGGCGGCGGGCTATACGGTCAATGGCGAGAAGAAAGAGGGCGATATCATCATCGCTATCTCCACAGGCACCGGTGGTATCGCAGCAGGCACTGCGGTTAAGTTCGATGGCGACTTTAACCAGTATCTGGTTGTGGCCTCTACGGCCTCAAGCATCACTATCGCAGCACCGGGACTGCGCCAGGATCTGGCAGACCAGACAGCTATTACCGTTGTGAGCGAATTCACGCCAAACATGGCATTCGACCGCAATGCTTTCCTGCTGGCGTGCCGCACCCCGGCAATGCCAAAAGGCGGAGACACCGCCGACGATGTGATGAATGTTACCGACCCGGTGTCAGGCATCACCTTCCAGATCGCGCTGTACCGCCAGTACCGTCAGGTGCGTTACGAGGTTGGTGTGGCGTGGGGTGTGGCCTCCGTTCAGCCTGAACATTCCACCATCATCATGGGTTAACCCAGGGGGCTTCGGCCCCTTTGTTATTCAGGAGGCCCGATGGCCGGATTAACAAAAGAGCAGCGCGCGCAGCGTGACGCGGAAAAGCTTGCAGCTCAGCAGGCCGCTGATAAAAATCCTGCCCAGCAGGAACAGCAGCAGGAACAGCAGCAGGAACAGCAGCAGGAACAGCAGCAGGAACAGCAGCAGGAACAGCAGCAGGAACAGCAGGGTATTGAGCTGGTGGTCATGGTTCGCGACACCCCAGAATTCCCAGGCGGCCCGCTGCGCGCAGATGTTCATCCTGACGAAGTGAATAACTGGCGGGCGCTGGACTGGCGTTTGGAGGAATAACCATGCTGGTTGCCGATCCCCATTCGCCGGACTTTAACAGCTACGCCAGCGTGTCCGACCTGCGGGTCTTTGCCGCCGCGCGTGGATACACCATTCCTGCCGAAGATGGCGAGTGTAGCCAGATGCTGATGCAGTCGATGGACTTTCTGGAAGGAAGGTCCTGGCGTGGTCAGCGCTCCAGCGCATCTCAGCCTCTATCCTGGCCGCGCTCCGGCGTACGCTTCGATGGCGTGGACCTGCCGGATGATGCTATTCCACAGCGCCTGATTGATGCCCAATGCCGCCTGGCTATCGAGTCGCAGGAGATTGACCTCACGCCATCGGTCTCCGGTGGCGGCGCGGTCATAGCTGAGAGCGTACAGGGGGCGGTCTCTGTGCAGTACGAGCCGGGAACGAATAAGGCTACTCCATCATTCCCCTGGTTCTATTCCTCGCTGCGCGGGCTTGTGGTCGGCGGCAACCAGGTCCGGATCGAAAGGGGGTAGCATGGCAATCGACTATCGCCGCATGCGCGCCACGGCAACGCGGCTGCTGACGGAGAACGGCAAAGCCTACCAACTGACTCGCGGCGGAACCACCACCCGCGATCAGTACGGGAAAGAGGTTATCACCGAGCCTATTACAGCGACCGTTACCGGCGTTATCACCGAATACTCCACGCGTGAAATCGACGGTTCACTGATTGCTACGGGCGACAAGAAACTGGCGGCCACGTTCGAAACGGAAGTTCGCATCGATGACCGCATCGAAATCGACGGCAAAAAGTGGCGCGTGGTGCAACCGAATCCGGTTAAGCCTGCCGATGTGCTGATCTCCTACAACATCCAGCTGAGGGCGTAACTATGGTGGGGTCTGTTAATCAGCCGTTCCTGGCTGCCATTCAGCTGTTCGTGGATAGCTCGAAGCAGGAGATGGACGAGGTGGTGCGCCGGACGGGTATTAAAATCCTCGCTCAACTGGTTGAGATGTCCCCGGTGGGCCAACCGGATATCTGGCAGGTCAACCAGACCGCGACGGCGTACAACACTGCGGTGCGGGAGCATAACGCGACCCTGCGTGATGACCCGACCAACCTGACCAAATCGGGACGGCTTAGACGCGGCCTGCGCGTAAACGACTCGATGGACATCAAAAAGCCTGAGGGTTATGTCGGTGGTCGGTTCAAGAACAACTGGTATGTGGGTTTCGACAGCCAGCCGACTCAGTCAAACGATACACCAGATGCTTCCGGCCAGGGCTCAAATTCCCGTGGCATGGCGGTGCTTGAGGTATTCAGAGTGGGCCAGGTCAGCTCGATTTACTTCACCAATAACCTGCCATATGCGGCAGCGCTGGAAAACGGTCATTCCACCCAGGCGCCGGGCGGGATGGTGGGCATTACAGCTATCGACGCGGCGCAGCTGTTCCGTGAGGCAATGAGCGAGGTGCGCAATGTCCGGTGATCAGTCAATGCGTATCGCTGGCATGCTGGAAGGTCGCGTCGCGGTTATCTGCTCCTCGCTCGGGCTGCCGGTGGCCTGGCCGAACATCGCGTTTACTCCACCGGATAATGCGCCGTACGGGCGTGTTTACGTTCTTCCGGCGCAAACCGTGGGGCAGGATCTGGAAGGTCAGTTGCGTACATATCAGGGCATCCTCCAGCTCAACATCATCGCGCCGGCAGGCGGCGGGGTGACGCTGGCAAGGGGGCTGGCAAAGTCTGTTGCCGATGCCTTCCCTGAAGGGCTGCCGCTGGTGGACGGCGATTTGACCGTCTACATCAACGGCCCGCCGCAGGTGAGACAACCCATCCAGGACCGGCCAACCTCGGCGCCCAACGGTTCCAGTGGTTCCATAACCTACACCATCCCCGTCAGCATGCAGTATCGCGCTGACTACTGACCCGCCTGCCGGCGGGTTTTTTATTACCTAAATTCAGGAGAGTGCTATGGCATTCGCAATCCCTAACGGCTCGCGTGTGAACGTGGCCAAGGCCTATCAAGCCCCAATCACCTTTACCGCAGCCTCTAACGCGACGGAATGCGAACTGACCGTTGCATCGGCCTCCGGCATTCTGGCCGGTGACGTAGTTCAGGTTAGTTCCGGCTGGTTAAAGCTCGATAACATGGTGCTGCGCGTCAAATCGGTGATCAGTAATAAAATCGTGCTGGAAGCATTCGATACTACCGACACCACCAAATTCCCGGCAGGCACTGGCGCGGGCACGCTGCGCAAAATCGACTCATGGATCACCATGCCTCAGGTGATGACACTATCAACTGAAGGTGGTGACCAGCAGACCATCAGTGTGCAGTTCCTCGAAGATGACAAAGCGCGAACTATCCCAACGGTTAAAAACGCGGTGGTTCAGGTTTACACCTTTGCGCATGACCCTCAACTGGCGATCTACAAACGCCTCATTGACCTGGATGACTCCAGCGACACAACGGCGGTCTGGTTCCATAACCCACGCGGCAAAGCCGATCGTTTCTACTCAGCCAAAGTATCGTTCCAGCGCGTGCCGCGAACGGAAATCAACGCCGTGGAAAGTAACGAGGCGCGCATGAACTTCGAATCGGACATGCAGATTTACCCGATCGCCGATTCATCCGTGACGCCTCTGGCGTTCCTGACCGGCCTGCCGGCCACCAAGTCGGTTGCCACAGGCGCGGCGCTGGATCTGGCGGTGGTAATGAAGGGCGGCTCAGCACCTTACACCTACGTATGGAAGAAAGGCAGCACCGCTATTCCGGGCAAAACCGCCTCGACGTTCAACATTCCATCTGTGGTATCCGGTGATGCTGGCGTTTACACCTGTGAAGTCACCGACGCCGCGGGAAAAACCATCACCTCGGCTGCGTGTACTGTCACGATCAGCTAACCAATCAGGCCCGGTACGCCGGGCTTTTTTATGCGCATCGCACGCGCACATCGAAGAAAGTCTTTCAGCTGTGAGCCTGGGCAAACCGTTAACTTTCGGCGGATTTGCCGTGCGACAGGCTCACGCCTAAAAGGAAAATTAAAATGTCAGAACCTTCAATCGTCCCTTACGTAAAAACCACTCCCAAACCTTTTGGTGTGAACGTCGAATGGAAATGGCCGGTTAGCTGCTTGTGGCTGGAGCTGCAATACCTTCATGAAGATGGCCGACTTGTGAAAGAACTCATCCATTGGCCTGCTATCAACTACCTTATTTCCGGTCTCAAAGCAGGTGAGCGATTGCAACTGCGCCTGCGTCCAGTTGAGCAGGATGGCTCAGCAAGAGATTGGCGAGCCAGTGACTGGATCGAAGGGGTTTCTTCTGTCGATACCGAAGAGATTATTGAGACGCTGGACGAAGAGATCCGTAACAGCTGCGCACTTCATGGCCTTAAAGGTGGCTGGTTTGTTGATAAAACCGGCAAGGCTTACATCCACGAGGCGCTGATCGGTGATGGCGTATTGTCTACGAGTTATAACGTTAAGATGAACGTCACCGTCAAAGGCAAATCGCACGAAGCTGGTATGTCCATTGGAGTAGAAGACGGCCAGAGCAAGGTAGAGTTTAAAGCTGATCGCTTTAAGGTACATGAAGCCGCTTCATCCATTATTGAAAACGCCGTGGCATCAGCCACGAAGGCGAAGATTTCTCTCTGTGAAGAAATGGAACAGGCCATCATTGATGCCGTGCGTGAAAGCGATTTGTTCGCAGCCCTCCAGGCAAATATTGATGCGCAAACAGCGTCAGTAGCTGGCCTGCAACAGGCGATGAACGAAGCGGTCACCAATGCTATTAAAAACGCGCTGAAGCCCGGTGGCCTGCTTTACAACCGTTAACCTCCCATCACGCACTCGAATACTCGACCCGCTCCGGCGGGTTTTTCATTTTCTAAGGAACCGAAATGACCAAATTTTCACTGATCCCCAACCCTACGTTTTCCGTGACCGCCAGTATCCCACGCGCCGGTGCCGAAGACGGCAAGCTGACGTTCACTTTCCGCCATAAAACGCTGGAAGAGCTGCGATCTATGGACGAAAAGCTGCAAAAGGCCGCCGAAGGTAAAAAGGATGCTATCGAGCCGCAGGCCGACTACCTCATGGAAATTGTCGAGGGGTGGGCGCTTCCCGATGAGTTCAACCGCGAAAACGTTATTGTCCTTCTGCGGAACTATCCACGCGCGTTCGACAGCATCGGTCTGGCATACACCAAAGAGCTGATGGGTATCCGCGAAAAAAACTGAGGCAGGTCGCCGCAGCATTGTATACGCCGGGACCGACTCTCGCGGAGCTGAGCGCTTTTGGTTTGACGCCTGAGGACGTGGAGGAAGAGGTGGGGATACTGCCCTCAGTGTGGAGGTCCTTCACCATCTTCTCTTCCCTGGCGACCCAGTGGCGAGTCGGCGCGAGCGGGGCGACCGGCCTTGATTACAACGTTCTCCCCTGGATGTTCGAGTTACACGGGGTTGAGGATGCGGCGGCCTGTATGGCTGACCTTCAAATTATGGAAAGCGAGGCTCTCAAGGTAATGCATAAGGAGACGAAATAATGACAGACCAGATCGCCTCGATTACTTTGCGGGCCGATGTTTCTGACCTGAAAACAGCCAGCAACGAACTGGATAAACTCGGCGAGGCGGCGGCGGGCGCCGTAGATAAAGCCGATGATCTGAATAGTGTGTTCCGCGCTGGTGCTGAATCTGCGAAACAGGGCAGTGAAGGTATCAAGGAGCAGCAGAACGCGCTCAAAGGGTTACTGGAGAATATCGACCCGGTTACCAAGGCCTTAAACCGCCTGGATGAGCAGCAAGAATCACTGCGGAAATTTCAGGCCAAAGGTTTCCTGGATACCGAGACCTTTCAGGCTTACAACAAAATCCTGGACGACACCCGTCTCAAGCTGACCGACACCGGAGAAGCCGCGGCGCGCGCTCAGGCCGAATTAGCCGCTACCCAGGCGGCAGAGAAGCAGTCCGCAGCGTTAAAGAACCTGCTGGGTTCCATCGACCCGACAATCCGTGCGTTCAACTCACTGGATGAACAGCACGCACAGCTGGTAGCCCATTTCGAAGCAGGGCGCATTAACGGCGCGCAGTTCGAGCACTTCAACACAATCCTTAACCAGACGCGTGAGCGCCTCTCTGGTGTCGCTGACGTACTGCCAGAGGCGCTATCCCGGCAGGAAGCTGCTGCCCGGCGCGCTGGAATCTCCGTTGGGCAGTACAGCGCTGCGCTGCGCACTCTGCCGGCGCAGTTCACCGATATCGCGACACAGCTGGCTGGAGGACAATCCCCTTTCCTGATCTTGCTCCAGCAAGGCGGGCAAATTAAGGATTCTTTTGGTGGATTAGGTCCAATGCTCCAGGCTTTGAGGGACGCATTGTTTGGGTTTAACGAAGAGAGTAGAGAGACAGCGGAGTCGGCAGGAGGCATCAGCGAAGCTGCTGAAGGGCTAAATAACACCAGTGAGGCAGCAGAAAAGTTGGGGCGGGCGGGAGGCCTGTTGAATGGCTTTAACCTCGCTATTGCAGGCACTGTAGGTTTGCTGGCTATTCTGGCCGGGGCTGCTTATAGCTCGTCTCAGCAGTTCGACAACGTTGCCAGATCGCTCATTTTGATGGGCGGGGCTGGGTTCTCCTCTATGCAGCAACTGAACGATGCCGCACAAGATGTTGCAGATAACGCCGGCGCCTCCCTGGCTGACTCTGTTGATACTCTCGTGCAACTTAATGACACCGGGAAGTACACAGCCGACCAAATGACGAAAATCGCCAAATCCATTATGGCTATGGGCGATGCAGGGTTGGATACGAAGGCCGCGCTGGCGGATTTTTCACGCCTGGTAAGTGATCCCGTTAAAGCGCTGGCAAGCATGAACCAGCAATATGGCTTTGTTGATGAAGCCATGATGAAGCACATCATTACCCTGGAGAAAACGAAGGGTAAAACAGCAGCGGCAAACGAAGCGATAACGCTGTTTGCCGACACCATGGAGGACCGCAGTAATAAAATTGTAGAGGCCACCGATAATATCGGGCAGGCCTGGAACGGGCTTAAAGCTTTCTCCTCCGACATTTTTGGTCAAATCGGGGTTACCGTGCGCGCATGGGGAAACCAGATCATCGATATCTTCGAACTTGTTAAGGCTTCAATTAAAGACCTGTTCCTCAACATTACTTCACTGGACGCCAAATTTACTGGCACAATCGCTGGCTGGGCAGAGAAAATTCCTGGTGGCGGGGCGCTGGCTAATTTCCTCGGCATGGATGTAGAGGCCATGAAGAAGGCCGGGGATGAAGCGGACAAAGAAATTGAGGCGAATAAAAAACGCTATAACGAACTTTGGAAGCGAGTAACCGATCCTAACGCGCAGGCTAAATATGAACGTGAGGCTCGCGGCTCAACAGTGGCAGGTGAAGGGGGAACAAGTCGCGAATCGAGAGATGCAGTCTCGAAGCTTGCTCAGGACTCAGCCAAAAAGACCAAAGAGGCGAAAGCCACTCTGGAAGCTGGCGATCGCACCCTGGAGAACTACCGCGCCCAGGCCAGAACGTTAACTGAAACGCTCGAGACCCTCCGACAAACAGGCGAAACCCACGCTAAAAACACCGAGTTCAGTAAACAGCAATCTCGATTTGCTGAATTGGATGAGGCAGCCAAAACCCGCGCGCTGACTGCTCAGGAAAAATCTTTACTGTCGAGCCGCGAGGCGATTCTGAACGCCGCCAAGGTGGTTGATCAGAAGAACAAGGAAGTAGAGGCGCAGCAGAAGATTAACGGCCTGGCGCAGCAGGCGAATAAATACGTCACGCAGATGTCGGAAAAAACCGATGCATTGCGTGATAGTGCAGGCCTCAGCAGTCGGCAAACGCAGCGCATGATGGAAGAGGCGCAGCTTCGCCAGGGCTGGCTCAACGGTGGCGGTAAGCTTGAGGATGCCGGGTATGAAAAAGAACTGGCAGCTCTCAGGAAATATTATGCCGAAGAGGACAAATTACGGGGCGACTGGAAGGCAGGGGCTGCTGCTGGCTGGAATGAATATCTTGACGCCGCCACGAATACCTATGATGCCGTGAAGAACGTCGCCAGTTCCACCCTGACCGGCTTGAGCAACATGCTGACTGAACTTATGACAACTGGCACCGCGTCAGTTAAAGAGTTCGGCAAATCTATGCTCAAGATGATCCTCGAGATAACCAACCAACTTATAGTGGCCTATACAGTACAGGCCGCGATGGGCTGGATAAACGGTGGCAGTAAAGGCGGCAGTACTCCTGGCGGATCATATGCTAACGCTGCTGCTGGGCTAACCTTTAATGCTAAAGGCGGTGTCTATGAATCGCCGGGCCTAAGCAAGTATGTCAACGGTGTATACGATACTCCTCAGTATTTTACCTTCCAGGGAGCGTCTAAATTCGCCAAAGGGGGCGTATTTGCTGAAGCAGGAGCGGAGGCGATCATGCCACTGGCAAAAGATTCTGCCGGACGGTTGGGAGTGCGCGCTCAGGGCGGTGGTGGCATGGCTCCGGTCATTAACACCACGGTTAACGTCGATGCTGGTGGTTCGGCAACGGCTCATACCTCCAGTTCTGGTGATGCTATGGGCCGTGCGCTCGCCGATGAAATGCAGAATGCAGCGCTGCAAGTAATACAGAAGCAACTCAAGCCTGGTGGCATAATCTACAACTTCAGTAAAGGCAGGTAGTGTTTACGACGTCCCCTGGTTAATATGATGAAAACCATAAAAATCAGGGGATGATTGTGTTAAAAAAAATCTTTAAGAAGATCTTAAGAACCATTGGACTATTACTGCTTCTGGTTGTAGTGATTATTGTTGCAGCGCTGGTTAACAAACCTTCAGAACAAGAAAAGAAGCAAAAAGAAGCCAAGGAACTTACGGAAAAAAAACTGGATGAGCTTCGCGATGCCTGTGAAGCTTACGTAAGGATGTCAGTCATTAACAAAAGCACCCTGGATATGTCGGTGTTTGGCTCGAACAGATGGCTCGGTAATGACGGTAAGTTTTACGCCACGCAGGAGTTTAGCGCCAAAAATAAATTTGGTCTTGAGCAGAAATTCAGGGCTGAATGTATTGAAGACAAGGATGGGAAGACTGATTACCGGCTTGTAGAAATGAATGGAAGTTAAACCAAAATGGTTTGATATCTTTCCCTCCCATGCTTTCAACCAATATTAAGCCTCGCACATGCGGGGCTTTTTTGTCGGTGCAAGGCTCAGTCTTGTTGGTTAAAATATGAGCGCTCGATTCAGAGGGGGCGAAATACTACAGCAATCTTTGTTGTCGTGCATTCCAACCAAACCATGCATTTTGTGCAAAAAGTGCTATTTTTGCCATTCTCGAAAGCTCTAGTCGGATCATAGGCACCGCCTATCTCCTGAGAACGTGGCAATAGTTTACTATTACCTGAGGGGTAAATTCTGCGAAAAGGTGGTTAACTTGCAAAGTGGCCGCGATGAAGTTCGTCGAACTTGCATCTATCTTCAGACATGGACCCATTGCTCAAATATGACGAATGGTATTAAATTGTCCTCAACCACTAAGAGTGGTCATGAATTCTTTGGATGTGTTTGCATCCTACAATTTGAGAAAGCACTGCCAAACGTGCATGAGGGTGATAATCATGGGTCACGCATTAAAAAAGGCAGATCGCTTGTACATTCCGCCTCGTGACAAATCCACGGTGGCGAAACCTCGTGCAGCGATCAGCAAAGCATGTTCACATACTGGCCAAGTAAAAAACGCCTTTGAGTTTGGGTTTGCTCGTTACGAGAAGGCGATGGAAGAACTTTCAAAGGTCTGAGTAAAAACGGATGACGATAGAGTATGTTGAAGGAGTCAATTATCTTTCCATTGACGATATCGTTTACATCAACAGGTCTCTGATCGAGATTCAGACGCCAAATGAGCCGATAGGCGTACTGAATCCGAATAACCTCAGTTCTTCCCAGTCCCGACCAAGTACCATTAGATATTATGAGCAGACAGACGATATGTTTCGCCTGTCTGCTGTTCTAATTGAAAGCCTGATCCAGAATCATCCATTCGCAAACGCAAACAAACGCACTGCCATGATGGCAGGTTACGTATTCCTGTTGCTGAACGGATATGAGCTTACAGCACCCAGTGATGAGGTCGTAACCATCGCAGAGGGTTTGGCTCGTAAGGATTATTCAGTGGATGACCTAGAGAATTGGTTATGCCACTGGTCTCGAGAGTACGATTCCAGAACGTTATGTGCTACAGGCGGAAATTCGCTTCAGGCTCTCGTGGCGACTTCACACTACATCCGAATCATATCGAATAACTGAATCCGCTAAGAGGCGGTTTTTCTGCCGACCAATACTGAATTATATAACCCGCTTCGGCGGGTTTTTTTATGGAGTAAATATGGCAGTTGAAACATACAGCTGGCGCTCGCAGCTCGGTGCTGGCGCGATTGAATATAGCCAGACAGTTCGCGCGGCGCAGTTCGGTGATGGCTATGAGCAGGTTGCTGATAATGGCATTAACTCTACTGCTATTCAGGTGCCAATGAAGCATACCGGCACCGAAACGGAGGTGAACAGTATTCGTGATTTCCTCCTGGCTCATACCGTTAAAGCTTTTATCATCACGCCGCCCGGCGAAGCGAAGGGGCTTTATCGGGTAGTCGCCGATTCCGTACGGAAAAATCAGATCAGCAGCAAGTTTGCTGAGCTGACGTTCACCATCAAACGGGCTTACGGAGTGTATGCATAATGGCATTAGTCGATCAGGCGGCGATGCTGGCACCGGGTGGCAGAGTTCGCCTGGTTGAAGTTGACGCCTCAGAGTTCAGTGGCGGTATTCACCGTTTCCACTACGCACCTTTCCCCCATACACCGGAAGAGATCGACGCTGCCAATGGTGATGAAGAAAAGCTCGGACCAAAGCCAATCGTATTCGGTGGCAATACCTACGATTTTTGGCCGTTTCAGGTAGCAGGCCTGGAGCTTTCAACAGACCAGGCCGCAGAGCCGACACTCAGCGTTTCCAACCTCGACGGTCATATCACGGCGCTATGCCTGCAATTTAAAGACATGGTTAATGCCAAAGTGAGCATTATCGACACCTATTCGGTTTACCTCGATGCCGTGAATTACCCTGGTAGGGTGAACTCGACCGCCGACCCGTCGATGTTCACGCTTCAGACCTTCTGGCTTGACACGAAAACCTCCGAAGACGACGAAGTGGTTTCATGGTCACTCAGTAGCCCCGCAGATTTGCAGAGCCTTGTGATCCCCACCCGACAAATCACATCGCTTTGTGAATGGGCGCTGCGCGGTCAGTACCGTAGCGGCGATGGATGCACCTATAACGGCACTGCGTATTTCGACGCGAAAGGGAATCCGGTATCAGATCCTGCCCTTGATGTATGTGGCGGTTGCCTCAGTGACTGCCGTAAACGATTTGGCGCTGGCCTGGCAGACCCTGACGCAGCAATCCTCGATTTTGGTGGCTTCCCGGCAACCGTTCTCTTCACCCGATAACCGGACGTACCAATGAATAAAACCATAATGGCAGCTATCCGGGCGCATGCACTGGATGAATCCCCGCGTGAGTGCTGTGGCTTCGTTATTCAGTCTGGCCGTCGCCAGCGCTACATTCCCGTGCCGAATACGCACGAAAATCCGACAGAACATTTTCGCATCGACGGCGAGCACTGGGCTAACGCCGAAGATATCGGGACGATTATTCGCGTCATCCACTCCCACCCTGGCGACGGTGCCCGGCCTATTCCGTCCGATCTGGACCGACAACAGTGCAATAACTCCGGCGTGGTCTGGGGCATTTACGCGCCGGACAGCGATGAATACGCCGAGATAATGCCGGAGGCGGTGCCGCTTATCGGGCGTCCGTTTATCCTGGGCTCGAATGACTGCTGGGGGCTGATTATGGACTGGCACGCCATTCAGGGCGTCACGCTGAACGATTTTCGCGTCGATTACCCGTGGTGGGAAAGCCAGTACCCGGACAATCTCTATTTCGAAAACTGGGAGCGGGAAGGGTTTGTCGAATGCGACCCCGCGCCAGGCTGCATGGTCATCATGCAGGTTGAATCCGCTAAGTGGAACCACGCGGGGATCATCACTGAAGAAGGTGAACTACTCCACCATCTTTACGGCCAGCCTTCATGCATTACCCCATATTCCAGAGGCTATTTCAAAGACCGCACGATGATCTGCGTTCGTCACAAAAACCTGCCGCAGGAGATAAAGCCATGGCGCGTTTAACCACGATTCGATTGTATGGCGCACTGGGCGCCCGGTTTGGGCGCGTTCACCGGCTGGCAGTGCAGACATCTGCCGAAGCTGTCAAAGCCCTGTGTATCAACTTCGACGGACTGGAAAGCTTTCTCATGAATGCCAAAAAAAACGGCATGACCTTCGCGGTGTTTCGTGGCAAACGCAACATCGGAGAACAGGATTTCAAGGAGCTGGGTGGTGACAGCGATATTCGTATTGCTCCTGTAATGGAGGGGGCAAAAAAAGCAGGATTGTTTCAGACGATCCTTGGCGCTGTAATGGTCGTTGCTGGCATTATCACAGGAGTGGCAACCGGCTGGACTGGCGCAGGTTTGACATTTGGTGCTGGACTTATCATGTCGGGCGCATCAATGATGGCCGGCGGCATTTACCAGATGCTTTCGCCACAGCCAAAAGGGTTACAGGGGCGAGACGATCCTGACAATAAACCCTCTTATGCCTTCGGTGGTTCAGTGAATACCCTTGCGATGGGAAACCCGGTCGCGCTTCTTTATGGTGAGCGCGAGATCGGCGGCGCTATCATCAGCGCTGGCATAGTCGCCGAAGACATCTGATAACTCCTTTCTGAATATCAAGCACCCAGTCGGGTGCTTTTTTTATGGATGTAATATGGAAGCGATCACTGGTGCAAAGGGTGGCAGCCAGAAGCAGCACACACCTGTAGAACAACCTGATTCGGCGCAGTCAATGGCGCGCTGCCGCATGCTGCTGGCGCTCGGGGAGGGTGAGTTTGCTGGTGGTCTGGATGCGACCAGCATTTTCCTGGACGGTACGCCGCTGGGAAACTCAGACGGAACGATGAACTTTGAAAACGTTTCCTGGGAATTTCGGCCAGGCACACAGACCCAGACGCCGATTCCGGGTTTCCCCGCAGTGGAGAACGAAACTACAGTCGGCGTATCGCTGACAAAAGCCACGCCCTGGACGCGCGCGCTGAGCAACACCCAGATTGACGCTGTGCTCGTTCGCATTGGTATTCCGGGTTTGCAGCAGCAGGAAAACGACGGGGGTATTGTCGGCACTACCGTAAAGTACCATATCGATCTTGCTGTAGATGGTGGTGCGTTCTCTACGGTCATGACAAGAACCGTCACAGAGAAACTCAGTTCGCTCTATGAACTAACCCACCGTATTAATCTTCCCAAAGCCAGTACTGGCTGGCAGATTCGCGTGGTGCGTGACACTGATGACAGCACCAGTCAGATGTTGCAGAACAAAACGCAGGTACAGGCGATCACTGAGGTTATTGATGCGCGCCTGCGTTATCCCCACACGGCGTTGCTGTATGTGTCGTTCAACGCCAAATCGTTCAATAATATCCCGAAGGTTTCCTGTAAACCTAAGGGGCGCATTATCCGCATCCCTTCGAATTACGATCCGATAGCCCGAACCTACAGCGGCACATGGGACGGGACGTTTAAGTGGGGCTGGACGAATAACCCGGCCTGGATTTGGTTCGATGTTCTGACAGAGCCGCGTTTCGGCCTTGGCCGCCGCGTGATGCCAGAAATGCTCGATAAGTGGGAGCTCTATCGCATCGCCCAGCGCTGCGACCAGAAGGTACCCGACGGGAAAGGCGGAAGCGGTACCGAGCCGCGCTTCATGTTTGACGTGTACATTCAGGCGCAGGCCGACGCCTGGCAGGTGATCAAGGATATCGCCGCAGGGTTCAATGGCATGACGTTCTGGGGCAACAATATGTTCAATGTTGTCTCGGACATGCCGGCAGATACGTCGAAGCTGCAAATCCTTACCCGCGCTTCGGTGGTGGGCAAACCGGTTTACTCGAGCGGCAGTGAAAAGACCCGCTACTCCAGCGCGCTGATTAACTTCAGCGACCCTGACAATCACTATCAGGACCGCACAACAGCGGTGATGTTCCCGGACCTGGTTAAGCAGTTCAAGTTTAAGCAGACGCAGATCACCGCAATCGGCTGTACGCGCGAGAGCGAAGCACAGCGCCGTGGCGGGTGGGCTGTGTACTCCAACTCACTTGACCGGATTATCACGCTACAGACCGGGCTTGATGGCTATGTCTACGTGCCGGGTACCGTGTTTGCATTTGCTGACGAACGCCTTTCAGGGCGTGTTTATGGCGGGCGTATAACCGGATATAACGCCGGGTTGAAGGCTGTGACAACCGATCGGGGAACCAGTGCCGTTGCGGGTGACACACTGATGATCCGCACACGGGGCGGTACCGTTGAAAGCAGGGTGATCCAGGCCGTAAACGGCACGCAGCTGGTGGTCGCCACGCCTTTCACGGCAGAGCCGTTACCCAACGCTGTATTCGTCATCGATGCCGGGCAGTTGCGCCTGCAATACTTCCGCGTTACGAACCTGAGATTTGATGATGAAGAAAACACCTTCACAATCACCGGGGCCGAATATAACGCATCAAAATATGATGCGGTCGATAACAATGCCCGCCTGGACACGCCGCCAATTAGTCTGATACCAACCGGCCTCGTCAACCAGCCGACCAATATCGTGGTAGCGAGCTATGACGCAGTGCGCCAGGGGCAGCGAGTGGCTACCCTGACGGCATCCTGGGATGCGCCGGTCGACAAGAACGGCAAACCACAGGCGGATGTCATAGCCTATCGGGTGCAGTGGAAGCGCGGCGACAATGAGTGGGTTAACGTACCGGAGACCGGTCTTCGCAATATCGAAGTGCCTGGCATCTTCGAGGGGGATTACCTGGTCCGCGTGCGTGCGATCAACTCTGGCGGTGCATCGAGTCTCTGGGCAACTTCCACGCTTACACACCTGAAGGGACGCGCGGGTGATGTACCCAAACCTGTCGGGCTTAAGGCCTCCGAAGACGTCGTATTCGGAATCAACGTCACCTGGGGGTTCCCGGCTAATACCGGCGACACCCTGAGCACTGAACTGCAATACAGCATTGCCGCTGACGGTTCGAATCCGATGCTTTTAGCATCTGTACCGTATCCGCAGAAACTTTATCAGCAGATGGGGCTGAAGGCGGGGCAGGAATTCTGGTACCAGGCGCGGCTTGTCGACAGGATCGGGAATCAGAGCGGATGGACCGACTGGGTGCGCGGGCAGGCCAGCATCGATGTATCCGACATCACCGATGTGATCCTGGAGGAGATTAAAGATTCTGAGGTATTTAAGGATCTGATTGAGAGTGCTGTAGCCAGCAGCGAGAAACTGGCCGAACTTTCTGACGCGATTAAGGAGAACGCCGATGGTCTGGCTGCCGCCGTAGGTTCGAATAAGCAGACAGCAGAAGCAATCATTGGGAACGCCCTGGCTATTGCTGATGTTGTTGTGCGCCAGACTGCGCAGCAGGGGGCTAACTCTGCGACATTCGAACAGCTCCGGGAGGTGATCGCTACTGAAACGGAGGCACGCGTAACGGATGTTACCCGTCTTGAGGCAAAAACTGCGCAGAACGAGGCGGGAGTTACCGAGGTAAGGCAGGCTCTGTCAGATGAAGCTCAGGCAAGGGCTACTGCTGTTGATCAGCTCACTGCGAGCACTCAGGTCATTTCTGATAAAGCTGATTCGGCTTCGAGTAAAGCTGACGCTGCATCAGGTAAGGCAGATGCAGCTGAACAAGCCAGCTCACAAAACACTGCTGATATCACCACGTTGCGACAGGTTGTCACCGACACGACTTCATCAATGGCATCCCGCCTGGAGGAGCTGGGAGCAAGAACCGATACTGCCAGCGGCGGCATCCAGAATAACGCTATCGCGCTAATAACGAGTACGCTGGCGCAGGTTGATCAGCAGGTGAGACTGAGCGCGCAGTACGGTGACAGCATGGCCGGCATCGATCGTATTGATAACGTCATGGCAAGCGACAGGGAGGCAACAGCACGTTCGCTGCTAAGTTTGCAGACTGACGTGAACGGCAACAAGGCATCCATCAACAGCCTGAATCAGACGTTCTCCGATTACCAGCAGGCCACCGCGACGCAGATAAACGGCATTACGGCGACCATCAACGGGCACACTTCAGCGATCACCACCAACGCGCAGGCCATTGCGAACGTCAACGGCGACCTGAAGGCGATGTACAGCATCAAGGTTGCCGTGGATGCGAACGGAAAACAGTATGCTGCTGGTATGGGGATAGGTGTTGAGAATACTCCATCTGGCATGCAATCACAGGTGCTGTTTGTGGCTGACCGTTTCGCGGTAATGGCGCAGGCTGGTGGGGCGGTATCGTTGCCGTTCGTTATCCAGAACGGACAGACCTTCATCCGGGATACGTTCATCCAGGACGGTACCATCAGCAATGCCAAAATAGGTAACTACATTCAATCTTCAACCTGGGACGGCACCGGGAACGTTGGCTGGCACATCAACAAATCTGGCTACGCGACGTTTAACAACGTGACCGTTCGCGGCTCGATTTACGCCACAAACGGTAATTTTTCTTTCAATGGCTCCGGCAACACAACGGTGATTAATGGTAATGGCGTAACCATTAATATTCCGGGTGGCGGCCGCATCGTACTGGGGACGTGGACATAGAATGCCGACAGGACTACTGATAGAACTAAATGACGGTGGAAAACGAATGGAGATCACGGCGGGCCTGCGGTGCCCGTCATTTGGGGCCAACTTTGACAGTGGCTACCAGAAAGCCAAGTACGCTGATGTTGCCGGTTATGTTTCCGGGGCGCAGGTGCTGTTTATCCCGCACGCGACAGCTTACCTTGATTCAGGGCTGCTTCATAAAATGAACTCGGTCACCATATCCGGTGGCCGTGTGACGCAGAACTCCACGATGAAGGACGTAAGCATCAGTGAGCGTGAGAGTACGTACACGTTCCCCGGAAGCATCTGGCAGATATTTCCGTCAGGCCAGCGTAATGGGGTGGGGCTGCTAATCAGCAACAGCACTGACTTCACCTCAATAACCAATGCCACGCAGTCAGGGCAGTGTATCTGGAAGGGGACCGTCAATGTCCCCACAGGCGGCTGGGCAGTTCCCACAATAGCGGGGTATGACAAGTCCAAATATATCGTCTTTGGGCGCTGCAATAGCGGTAACACAGTCGATTTCGATGGCAACACGGTCAGGTTCTTCAGCCCTCCATCCACCAACGATGACGCTCCGACAACCGGCGCGATTGATATCGTCATATTCGCCAGTGGTGTGACGCCGCAGCCGGGAACGGGGCTAAACATCTTCAATGCAGACGGGGCCTGCACGTTTTCAACGACAAAGCGGCCTTTCGTCTACCTCAACCAGCTCTGGACGCCTTCAAAAAATGCCGTGAGCATCGGCAGCGGGTATGTTCCGCTGGGTAGGTTCGGACTGATGGCTCACGAAGTTAATGGCATGTACGTGTATCGAATGTTCGGAATAAAAATACAGAACGGCAGTGCTTCAGTTCAGGGTGGGAAATATCTGGGGCGCGAGCGGTATGCAATTTTTGGTAATGACACGGTAACGCCACTGAACCTTCCCGTTCTTCCCGATATGTACGTCTGAATAAACTGTCTTTTTAATCAACCTCGCTTCGGCGGGGTTTTTTATTGCCTGGAGAAAACATGATTTATACCACTGGCACTATCGCCATCAGCGGAAACACCCTTACAGGTACCGGCACAAACTTCACTGCTGCTGGATCTCTTATTCGTAACGGATGTACCGTTATTGCAATGACCAGCCCTGTGCAGGTATTTCAGATTACCACCATTGGCAGCGCAACAAGTCTCACCGTAACGCCAGCGGCTAACCCAGCAGTTCCCGCCGGAACCCGATTTGCCATTCTTCTGAGTGACAGTCTGAGCGTGGATGGTCTGGCGCAGGATATCGCTGAAACCTTCACGATGTACCAGCGCTACATGAGCGGGTTCGCTGATGTAATGAACGGGACATCTGATGTCACCATCACTATCAATGGCACTGCCGTTACCGTACCGGGTCAAAAATCGCTGGCGAAGAAAGGGGCAAACAGCGACATTACCAGCCTGAGCGGATTAACAACTGCTCTCAGCATCGCTCAGGGCGGTACTGGAGCGAAAACAGCTAATGAAGCGCTAACAGCACTTGGTGCTCTTGGTACTGGCGGAGGAACGTTAACGAATTCCCTGAATATCGCCGGTATCGCTGGTAACCCTTACGCTTTTACCGTTGAAGGACTTTCAACTGTTGGTAGTGTATGGGCTCATACGGTGATGGTTAACGGTACTCCTCGTTTCAGGGCTGGTGTTGCAGGCATTGGTGGTGCCGTCTCTTACCAGATTGCAGGAAGAAATAATGGCACCGATGCATTTTCAACAATGCTGTCTGTGAAGCCAGGCTCAGTTGTTTACACTTCTGAAAATACCACTAAAGCCTCTGATGGCACGCTGAAAGCAGCTTCGCCGGTGGCGAGAATCGTGAAATCTCAGAACGAGAATCAGCGCACCGATATTGATGAAAATGACTTTGTCTGGTGCGGATGCGGTACAGCTAACGCTGAGGCGGAGGGAATCAAAATTTCCCGGCTAGATGTAGGTATCTATTTGCTGACTGGTTCGGCAGGCCTGGCATCAGAAGGCTGGCAGCTGCTGCCGCCAATGGACCCGGGTGGAATGGGAGAGGTGGGTGTAGTTGAAGCTGAGCAGACAGAAAGCGGTGGGCTGACGATTCGGCTTTTTAAGCGGAAATACATGCTGAGCGATGAAGGGGAGATCGTCAAAACAAAAGGGGCTCCTATGGATGTTCCTGCCAATAGCTGGATCGACGTTCGCCTCGATATGCCAGAGGATAGCATCTGGAAAACAAGAGCTTCCGAAGCTTCTCTTGAACTGACAGAGCAGCCTGAGGACATTCAGCCTTAAAAATTAATAGGCGAACCCAAATTGATCTGCATTCCATTAGAAACTACTGTATATAAACACAGTAATAAAGGGGGTGCAGATTATGCCCCGAATTTCAGATATTCAGGCCGCCTTTATTGCGGCCATAGAGCTTAACCCAAAGGGCTACCGCTACCTGAGAACAGACAGCTTTATAGAAAAGTTGCGTGGTTTTAACTGGCACTTCAACCGAGCCGACGCCAATGCATGGATAGAGCGCAATCAGCCAGGCTTCGCTGACAAGACGACAGACGGTAGCGATAACCGGTACTGGATCCTGCGTAACATGGGGAGGGTGATCTGATGGGCTTCCCTTCACCGGCGACGGATTACGTAGAGCGCAGGCTTTGTCCTGAAACCATCTGCGGAATTGGCATTGACAGCCGCATTCTCGAAACGTCATCCGGGTTCGCAGTTATCGAGCCAGTAACCAGGCTGGTACAGAATCAGGTTCTGCTGATTCTGTCCGGCGGTCGAACTCAGTTTGCCCGGGTCATGGGTCGGGCGTTAATCACGGATGATGGCGAAGCGATCGAGGGGGCAGCGGCGGAAGAGGTCGAAGTCATGGGGCGGGTGACGTTCTTCATCAACAGCGTGATCGAAGACGACAGGGTGGTTTGA